ATGTCGGTCACGTTGGGCAGGCTGGAGCAGGTTCCGCCAAGGACGCTGTGGGAGTCGGAGGCCCGCGATTTCACGCCATGGCTGGCTGAAAACCTGGGGCTGCTCGGCGAGGCATTGGGCCTTGATCTGGAACTGGTGCAGACCGAAGTCGCCGTCGGCAGTTTCTCCTGCGACATCGAATGCAGAGAACAGGGCACGGGTCGGAAGGTCATCGTCGAGAACCAGCTTGAGCAGACCGACCACAGCCACCTGGGGCAACTACTCACCTATGCTGCCGGCCTGGACGCCGCTGTGGTGGTATGGATCTCGCCGGAAGTGCGTGACGAGCACCGTGAAGCCATCGACTGGCTCAACCGCCACACCCGCGAAACCGTAGACTTCTTTGCCGCTGCGCTGGAGGTCGTGCGGATCGGAAATTCTGATCCGGCCGTCATCTTCCGCCTCGCGGCATCGCCGAACGCCTGGGCCAAGACGGCAGCTGCCGGCGCATCACGGGGAGAAACGTCGAGCAGAATGGCGAGCTACCAGGCGTTCTGGCAGCCCCTGCTCGATGAACTGCGCGAGAAGCATCGGTTCACCAACGCCAAAGCGGCGCAGCCGCAGAGCTGGTATTCGTTCGCCAGCGGGGTGGCCTCAGGCATCACCTACGGCGTCGCGTTCGCCCGCGGCGACCGCCTCCAGGCCGAGGTCTATATCGACGTTGGCGATGCCCCCCGCAACAAGGCCATTTTCGACTTCTTCCTGGCGGAGAAAATCGAACTGGAAGCGGCCATGGGCGAGCCACTGTCTTGGGAGCGGCTGGACGCCAAGCGAGCCTGCCGGATTGCCGTTGTTCGTCCCGCCACGACCATTGACGACGCTCCCGAACAGGGTGACGAGATGCGGACGTGGCTGGTGACCCGCCTATTGAAGCTAAAGCAGGTCTTTGGCCCCAGGGTTAAGATGGCGCTTCAGGTGGCTGTCAACCCTCCGCCCGAGTAGATGGCTTCCGGCGCTGTCAGCGGAATCGATTGTCGGCCGCTGTGTCAGTTCTCAAGCGGCATGATTGCTTTCCAGGAAAACCCGCCGCTGCTCCGCCCAGTCCGCCGGAAACGGCTCCAGCAGCGCACGCACGGTCAATTTTTCGGGCTGGCGGCCGGCGAGGATTGCCTCGACGATATCGGGGGCCAGCAGGGTCAGGCGGAGAACACGGCTGACGAAGGCGCGATCGACGCGCTCGGCCTTGGCCAGTTCGTTGATCGAGACATGGCGCCCCGATTCCAGCATGCGCCGCCATCGGAAGGCGCGGGCGAGCGAGCGGACGATGGGGCTGTCGACCGGCACCCGCGTTTCCGGGTTATAAAGGCTGCCATCGGGCAGAACGATGCGCTTGCGCCCGCCGATGCGGCGGAAGGTCATGGGCACGAACACGGTGGTCATGCCGCAGCCCTCCGTCCCTTTGCCGGTTTCAGTTCCCCGGCAAGCTGGGCCAGGCCGTCGGTGCGCAGGCTGATATTGATGCCCTGGGGCGAGAGATCGACCTTTTCCACCAGAAGCTGGACGATACGGGCCTGCTCGGCGGGGAACAGTTCGTCCCACAGGGGATCAAGCTGGCCGAGGGTGGTGGCGACCTCCCGCTCCGTCATAGCCTCGCCCTCGGCGCGGACGCTCTTCCAGGTGCGGGCCACCACCTCGGGGGTGCGCAGCAGGGAGCGCAACTGGTCGATCACCGCGTTCTCGACCTGGGCGGCAGGCACGCGCCCGACCGGGCAGGCGTCGGGGCCTTCCTTGATGACATTCATGGTGACGTAGTAGCTGTACAGCCGCCCGTTCTTGCGGGTATGGGTCGGTGTCATGGCGCGACCGCCGGGGGCGAAGATCAGCCCCTTCAGCAGGGCGGGCGTTTGCGCCCGGGTGCGACAGGCCCGGGTGCGCGGGCTGACCTCCATCACGGATCGAACTTTGTCCCACAGGGCTTGGTCGATGATCGCCTCGTGCTCGCCGTCATACGCAACACCCTTGTGGACCGCCTTGCCGATGTAGACCTGATTGGCCAGCATCTTGTAGAGGCCGCCCTTGTCGAGCTTCTTGCCGCGGCGGGTGATGCCCTCGGCCGCCAGTTCGCCGACCAGCAGGGTGGCGGAGCCGGTGCGGATGAACCGTTCGAAAATCATCCGCACGATGGCGGCTTCTTCCTCGACCACCAGCAGCTTGCGGTCGGCGCAGCGGTAGCCGAACGGCACCGGCCCGCCCATCCAGATCCCCTTGCGCCGAGACGCCGCCACCTTGTCGCGGACGCGCTCGCCGATCACCTCGCGCTCGAACTGGGCGAAGGACAGCAGGATATTGAGCGTCAGCCGCCCCATCGACGTGGTGGTGTTGAACGACTGGGTGATGCTGACGAAGGTGACGTCGTTGCGGTCGAACACTTCGACCAGCTTAGAGAAATCCATCAGGGAACGTGACAGGCGGTCGATCTTGTAGACCACCACGACATCGACCAGTCCGGCCTCGATGTCGGCCAGCAGACGTTTCAGGCCGGGCCGCTCCAGGGTGCCGCCGGAGAAACCACCGTCGTCGTAATGGGTGGGCACCAGCACCCAGCCCTCGGCCTTCTGGCTGGCGACATAGGATTCGCAGGCTTCGCGCTGGGCGTCGAGAGAGTTGAACTCCATCTCCAGCCCTTCCTCGGTGGATTTGCGGGTGTAGACCGCGCAGCGCAGCTTGCGGATTGGCTTGCTTCCGGTGGGTTTCATGCCCCCTTCCTCCAGTTCTTCAGGCCGAAGAACGCGTGCCCGTTCCACCGCGTGCCGGTGATGGCGCGGGCCACCGCCGACAGCGACTGGTAGGGGCGCCCCTGGTATTCGAAGCCGTCCTCGCGGACGGTGATGCAGTGCTCGATGCCCTTCCATTCGCGCACCAGTTGGCTGCCGGCGATGGGACGATCGAGTTCCTTCGCGCGGCGCGCTTTGCTGGTGTCGAAATCCTCGGCCATGTTTTCCAGCCGGGCGACGGTGGTGACCGCCAGCCCGCCATAGGCCAGTTCCTGGAGGCGGTAGGCCAGCCGGCTTTCCAGGAAGGTTCGGTTGTAGGGCGGTGCCTCGGCCTCGAACAGATCGCGCCACAGCGCCTTCAGGTCGGGGATCGGCGCGGTCTTCAGGGCGGCCAAGCGGGCCAGCAAGGGATCCTCGGTCATGATTTCCTCCGTCGGTTGACGGGGACATGACCGCTCTGGCGGGCCGTGAAGTCGAGGCAACTGTCTCCGCGGTCAGCAGATAAACGCCTCGACTTCCGCGCTTTCAGGCGGATCAGACCAGAGGCCAAGATGTCCGCCACCTCGTCGAGACGTTCGGCGGCGGACATGCGGTCGGGATGGAGGGCGTTGGGCATCGGGCGGCACCAGAGAACGATCCGTGATCGTCGCCTTATGCCGCACCGCTCCGTATTCGGTCTAATCCGAATTTCAGGACAAGTTCCGCGCGAACCACACGATGCGTCCGACGATGTAGATCTCGTCCGCAGTGCGCTCGTAGGGCTGGTAGCGGGTGTTGTCCGAGATGATGCGCACGGAGGGAACCTCGCCGCCGGCCAGGCGCTCCAGCCGCTTGGCCACCAGCCCGAAGCCGTCGTGAAGGACAAAGATGCCGGTGGGATCGGGCATGGTCTGGGTGGTGTCGATCATCACCACGTCACCGCCCAGGAGGGTCGGCTCCATGCTGTCGCCGCGGACGCGGATCAGCTTCAGGCCGCCGGACCCCAGGCGCAGGACGTCGCGCAGCCACGCCTTGGGAAACCGCCAGGGAGCGCACTCTTCCTCGCTGTCCACCACCGCTCCGCCACCCATGTCGGCTTCGACGGCGACGAACGGCACGGTGACATAGGTCCGGCTGGAGACGGCGGCGACAGCGGGTGCATTCCCGCCGCCGTCGCCATACAGCAACGCCTCGACCGGCATCTTCAAGATCGTCGCGACGCGAGCCAGCTTCTCGCTGGACGGGTCGGAGGAGCGCCCGCGCAGGATGTCGTAGACGAAGGAGCGCCCCACCCCGGCCGCCTCCGCCACATGCAGCGGACGCAGGGAGAGTTCGGCCATGCGGGCGCGCATGCGGTCGGCCAGGGTGTCGGTCATGATGGCTCCTCGGGTTCGTGCGGATCCATAAAATAGGATTGGTCCTAATCGTGTCAAGCTTGATAGGGTCCGTCCAACGGAAACGAAGGGGGACCGAATGGACGCCACCGAAACCAACATCACCGATCACGTCAGCACCTTCATCTCCGACGTCCAGAAGGAGGTCGAGGTGTGGCTGGCGGAGACGGGGACCGCGCCGACCATGTTCTGCAAGAAGGCGGTCAACGACCCGAACCTGCTGCGCCATATCGAGCAGGGCCGCCGCCGTCTGACCTTCGCCATGGCCGTCCGCCTGCGCGAGTATATTGCCGAACAAAAGCAGAATATGGCGGGAGGTCGGGCATGACCATCCCCAATCGCCCCCGCCTGGCCGACATGGCCAACATGCCGCTCGGCGAAATCGTTGCCCTGTCCGGCGAGACCCTGGCTCTGTTGCAGGAAGAGGCCGAGGAGGCCCTGCGTCGCGCCAAGGCAGCCAAGGACTGGCTCGACGGCGCCCTGGAACGCAAGTACGGCGCCCTGGCGGCGGAGCGCCGCCGTGTCGAAGGCAAGGACTCCGGCACCGTTCGCTTCGATGACGGCGCCGTCACCGTGGTGGCCGATCTGCCCAAGAAGATCGAGTGGGACCAGACGCAGTTGGCGGCCATCGTCGAGCGCATCCGCACGGGCGGTGGCGAGCCGGGCGAGTACGTCGAGATGGCGTTCAAGGTGTCCGAGCGCAAGTACGGCGCCTGGCCGGCCCACATCCGCACCGCGTTCGAGGCCGCCCGCACGGTGAAGACCGGCAAGCCGACCTTCGCGCTCAAGTCCAACAGCCCATGAGACACGGCGGGGCGGCCCGTTCCGCAAGGGCGGGCAGGTTCCCCTCCGGCGCCCGGTCAACGCCCCGTCGTCCCCCCTTTGAATCGGAGAACCCCATGGCCGTTCGCATCATCACCGCCGACGAGCGCCTGTCGTCCGCCGGCAACAAGACCTCGGTGGCCATTTTCGGCCCGCCCGGTGTCGGCAAGACGTCGCTGCTGAAGACCCTGCCGCCCGCCCAGACCGTCTGCCTGGATCTGGAAGCGGGGATGAAATCGGTGCAAGACTGGCCGGGCGCCAGCATCCCAGTGCGCAGCTTCGGCGACTTCCGCGACCTCGCCGTGCTCATCGGCGGCCCCGATCCGGCGGTCGATCCCAACGCCTGGTATAGCGCCCAGCACCATCAGCATGTGCGCTCGGTCTATTCCGGTTCTGGGGTCGAGGAGTTCCTGGCCTCGATGCCGGTGGTGTTCGTCGATTCCATCACCGACCTGACCCGCCAGGCCATGGCCTATGCCAAACAGCAGCCCGAGGCGTTCTCGGACCGCACCGGCAAACCCGACGTGCGCGGCGCCTACGGCCTGCTGGGGCGCGAGGTGATCCAGGCCCTGAAGCACCTGCAGCACGCACCGGACAAGACGGTGATCTTTGTCGGCGTGCTGGAGAAGGTCACCGACGAATTCAACGTCGCCACCTGGCAGCCGCAGATGGAGGGATCGAAAGCGGGGCGGGAACTGCCCGGCATCGTCGATCAGGTCATCTCCATGCATCTGTTCTCGGCCGACGCCGAGGGCAACTGGCTGCTGGACGAGAAAGCCGTTGAGCGTCGCCTGGTCTGCCGTTCCGGCAATCCCTACGGCCTGCCCGCCAAGGATCGCTCCGGCCGCCTGGACGTGACCGAGCCGCCGGATCTCGGCGCCCTGCTTTCCAAGATCAACCGCGCCTCCGCCTGATTGAAAGGAACCTACCCCCATGTCCTACGATTTCAACGACGCCCAGCCGCAGATGATGCCCACGGGCGAACTGATCCCCGACGGCACCTTCGCCAAGGTGCGCATGACCATCCGCCCCGGCGGCACCAACGGCTCGGCCCCCATGGATGCCGGGCTGCTGAAGGCAGGCACCGACAGCGACGCCAGGATGCTCGACTGCGAATTCACCGTGGTCGAGGGGCCGTTCGTGCGCCGCAAGTTTTGGCAGAACTTCACGGTGGCCGGCGGCAAGGTTGACGACAAGGGCCAGTCCAAGGGCTGGAATATCTCGAAGGCGTCGTTCCGCGCCATGGTGGATTCCGCCCTCGGCCTCAACCCCAAGGACATGAGCGACGCCGCCAAGGCCAAGCGGGTGCTGCAGGGGTTGAAGCAGCTGGACGGCATCACCTTCGCCGCCCGCATCATGGTCGAGCCGGCCAGCGACCCCAAATACCGCGACCAGAACCGGCTGGCCAACGTGGTACTGCCCGGCGAGCCGCAATACGAGCCGGTGATGAAGGGCGAGGTGGTGGAGCCCGATCCCATCAATGCCAAGCCGCGCAAACCGACCAATGCCGGTGCCGGGCAGAACGCCCCGGCCTGGGCCACCGATGCCGCACCGGCGCAGGCGCCGCAGCAGCAGGCCGGCAATGTTCCCTGGAACCAGCAGGGGGCGGCCCAGCCCCAGCCCGCCACCCAGCAGTCCACCGCCCAGCCGTCGGCCAACGGCCCGGCCTGGCTCAATGGTTGACGGAGACGCCGCCCGTCGGCCCGGCGGGCGGCTTCACCCCATGACGGACGATGAATGGCAGGCGCATGTGACGCGTCAGGCGGCAAAGGCGATCGGTGAATGGCTCGAAGCCCGCGGAAGACTGCACCAGCCCATCAGGGTTCTCGCCCTGTGGGAACTGGAGGCCATGGCTCAGGCGGCCATCAGCAGCTTCGTGGTGCTGGGCTGTTCGCGGATCAAGGACGAGCCGGGCGAACACCCGGACCTGACCCGGCTCTTGCTGGCCTGACGCTGTGCGCGGTGTGCGGGCGGGAAGCCCGAGGCTTCGGCTACGTCCACCGCCTGCGCCACGACATCTACCCCCATTACGGCTTCTGCTCGACGCGCTGCCAGCAGGCCGGCGCCGAAATCGCCCGACGGAGCAACGGCATGATCGACAAAACCGCCCGCGAAACCCAGGCCATCAAGGATGCCCGTCCGCTCTTCGCCGAGGCCCTGACGGCGCTGGGTCTGATGGAGCATTTCTTCAACCGCAGTGCCGCCGACATCGACCGCCTGATCGAGGCCGCCGTCACCGGCTACGTCGAGTCCATGCAACGGCAGGCCAGTGTGCCGGAACGCACCGGTACCGCTTTCGACGATCCCATCCCGTTCTGAAGGCCGCCGCCATGCTCGACCTGAATCATGACTCCGGCTGCCAGTATCTGGGACCTGCCCGCGATCCCGGCATCACCGTGGCGGTGAACGCCGCCATCGACAGCATGCTGGTCGCCCGCAACCGGGCGCAGGTGGCTCGCCAGTACGTCAGCACTTCGGGCATAGGCCGCGACTGCCTGCGCCAGATCCAGTACGACTACCTAGCCGTGCCCAAGGACGAGGGCCGCGATTTCGAGCCCAAGACGCTCCGCATCTTCGAGGCCGGCCATCGCGGCGAGGACGTGGTGGCGGCATGGCTGAGATCGGCCGGGTTCGATCTGCGCACCGAACGTCGCGACGGAAAGCAGTTCGGCTTCGCGGCGCTGAACGGCCGCTTCAAGGGCCACATCGACGGCTGCCTGGTCGGCGGCCCAGTGGCGATGGCCTATCCCGCCTTATGGGAGAACAAGGCGCTCGGCGCCTCATCGTGGAAGGACGTCGTCAAGCGCGGCGTGGTGCTGTCCAAGCCGGTCTATGCCGCGCAGATTGCGCTGTATCAGGCCTACATGGATCTGCCGGCACCGGCGCTGTTCACGGCTCTCAACCGCGACACCTGGGAGGTCTACTGCGAGCTGGTGCCGTTCGACGCTGCCCTGGCCCAGGCCATGAGCGACCGTGCCCTCCAGGTGGTGCAGGCCAGTGATGCCCACGAGTTGCTGCCCCGTGCCGCAGCCGAACGCAGCTCGGTGGTTTGCCGCGGCGGCAGGACGGCGGGCGGGTGGCACGGGGCCTGTTCCTGGCAGGACCGCTGCTGGGGAGCCTGCCGATGAATACCCGCCCCCTCAGCTACGACGTGCTCCAGGTGCGCGACACCAGCGGCCCGCGCACCGTCGCCCGCCTGTGGTGCGCCCAATGCGGCGAGACGCTGGACCTCACCCTGAACAGCACCCATCACGCCGATGGTGTCGAGCGCATGGCTCGGGCCAAGGGCTGGGACTGCGACAAGAACCGCCCCCGCCGCACCCTCTGCCCCGACTGCAAGGCCCGCCCGCGCCCGCCGGCTACGCCGGCAAACGTTGTGACCCGGAGCTCCGCCCCGCCGGTCAAGGCGGCAGCGCCGAAACCCATCAAACCAACCATCCCGAAGGAAATGCCGATGACCACGCCCGCCCTCCGTCCCGCCACTCCCGACGAACGCATGCGCATCCGCCACAAGCTGGACGAGGTGTTCGACGATTCCAAGGGCATGTACCTGGACGGCTATTCCGATCAGCGCGTCGCCGAGGACCTGAAGCTGCCGCGCAAGATGATCGAGCAGATCCGCGAGGCGGCCTATGGCCCCATCCGCACCGATCCCGAACTCGACCAGCTGCGCACCGACATCGCAGCCCTGGTCGCCCAGGCCAGCACCCTGGCCAACCGGCTGGCCGAGGTCGAGAAACGCTTCCAGCCCCGGTGACGATAATGGGCGACATCACTCCGTCCGACACCCAGGCCCAGGCCATCGCCGCCATCCGCGATTGGTTCCAGACCCGCACCAGCGAGCAGCAGGTGTTCCGGCTGTTCGGCTATGCCGGGACGGGAAAGTCCACGGTGCTGAAGTTCGCCCTCGACGATCTGGGCCTTTCGCCCCATTCCGAGGACCGCCCCGGCGTGGTCACTGCCACCTTCACCGGCAAGGCCGCCCTGGTGCTGCGGCGCAAGGGCACCCCGGCGCGCACCATCCATAGCCTGATCTACAGCGTCATCGAGGCCACCGAGGACGAGATCGAGGAAGCCCAGAAGCGCATCGCCCAGGCGGAAATCGACGCCCGCCACCTCGTCGGCTTCGACCGCACCTCCGCCGAGGCCGCCATCGAGGCGATGCGCCAGACTCTCCGTGAGATGAAGAAGCCGCGTTTCGCCATCAATCCCGACAGCCCTGCCGCATCGGCCAGGCTGATCGTGCTGGACGAGGTGTCGATGGTCGGCGAGGACATGGCCCGCGACCTGATGAGCTTCGAGCGTCCCATCCTAGTGCTGGGCGATCCCGGCCAGTTACCGCCGATCAAGGGGGAAGGCGCCTTCACCCAAGCTGCGCCCGACATCATGCTGACCGAGATCCACCGCCAGGCGGCCGAGAGCGCCATCATCCGGCTGGCCACCCTGGCGCGCGAGGGGAGGCCCATCGGCTTCGGCCAGTACGACGACCATGCTTGGAAGATGCGGATGGCCGACGTCACGCCGGGACAATGTCTGCGCGGCGGTCAGGTCATCTGCGGCAAGAACGCCACTCGTTTCCAGCTCAACAACGCGCTCCGCCGTGCCGCCGGCTTCAGCGGATCGTTCCTGCCGACCGGGCCGGCGGAGAAGATCATCTGCCTCAAGAACCAGAACGACCTCGGCCTGATCAACGGCATGTTCCTGTCGCTGGCCGACATCGTCGACGAGGGCAGCCTGTACTTCTCGGCGGTGGTCACCGACGAGGAAGGAACCCCCATCGGTCCACCGGCCAGGGACGGCAAGCCGGGGCGGCTGATGCTCTACAAGGGCCATTTCCAGGACCATGTTGCCCTCGATCCCCACCGACATGACCGCGATTGGCGGGACAAGAAAAAGCTGGCCGAGGCCACCTTCGGCTGGGCCATCACCTGCCACAAGGCGCAGGGCTCGCAGTGGGAGAACGTCATCGTCTGGGACGACGGGCTGGGCCGCACCGAACAGGACCGCCGCCGCTGGCTGTACACCGCCATCACCCGAGCCGAACGGGGGCTGGTGATCCTGGCATGATCGACCTCAACGACGTCTGGGCGCCGCCGGCCCGCCATGACCTGCACAACATCCGCGACCGCCTCGCCGCGACGGCACCGGATTGGCTGCCGGGGCTGTTTCCGCAGGCGCGGTGGTCGCAGGATCGGCGGACGTTGCGTTGCGCCGACCTGTCGGGCCGGGCGCCGCGGAAGGAAGGGTCGTGCATTCTCCACCTCGCCGGCCCCCACGCCGGCTGGGGCTTCGACCACGCCACCGGCGAGAGCGCCGGCCCCATCGACCTGATCCACCACGCCACCGGCCTCGCCGACCGCGATCTGTTCGAGGAGGCCGCCCGGCTGGCCCGCCTCGATCTGCCCGCGCCACCACGAGCCAACAACCCCAAGCCCACCCACGACCTGGAAGTGGCCCGCATCATCGGCTCTGCCCAACCGCTGGCCGGGACCGTCGGCGAGACCTATCTCCGCCACCGCGGGGTCGGCAATCCCCGTTCGCCCGATCTGCTGTACCACGATGACCTTCCCGACTTCGAGGGACGGCGCGGCTGGCCGGGTCTGGTGGGCGTCGTCCGTGACGGCGCCGGCAATCCCACCGGCGGCATCCACCGCACCTTCCTGCTCGACGATGGCTCGGGCAAGGCCCCGCCGGGCAAGAAGATGCTGGGGGCTGTCGATGGCGGTTCGGTTCGGCTCGCGCCGCTGCCTGCCGACGGGCATCTCGGTGTCGCCGAGGGCATCGAGACCGCCCTGTCGGCCTGGGCCATCTTCGGCATCCCCACCTGGGCGGCGTTGTCGGCGGGCGGCATCCGCCAATGGCAATGGCCCGAGGGCACAAGCCGCGTCACCATCTTCGCCGATGCCGGCGACGCCGGTCAGCAGGCCGCCGCCACCCTGGCTGATCGCCTCAATGCCGCCGACATCCCGTCCACCATCGTCTCGCCCCTGCACGGCGACGATTTCAACGACGATCTGCGCAAGGGCGCGGCGCTCGCACATTATAATAATGTGCAGCCCGCCGCCGAGGAGGCTCCGACCTTCGAGAGCCTGATGGCACAGGTGGACAGCCTGCAAGACGGCGATGCCATCGCCCTGGGCCGCCTCTATGCCGAGATCGCCAGTTGCAACCTGGAGATTTTCCAGCAGGACAAGTTATTCGCCGCCATCAGGAAGCAGGCCGGCATCGGCATCCCCACATCGCGGAAACAGGTGGCCGCCCTGCGGAAGACGCTGGATGCAGCGGCGGCGGATCACGAGGCCGACGATGTCAGCTTCGACGACGAAGTGCGGCAGATGGCCACCCTCTTTCCGCTGCCCCGCACCGAGGGCGTCGACCTGCGTCTGTGCCGCGCGTCCCGCTCCGGCGAGATCCTGGTCCATCGCAACATGGGCAGCGGCAAGGATGGCCGAACCATGTGGCAGGCGGTCGCCAGCCCCTTCGGCATTCCCTCCCGGTTGCGCTATCTCGACCACGACGATGCCTACGGCCTGCGCGTCGTCATTCGCGACATGCAGGGAAACCCGCGAGTGGTGGACTTTCCCCGCGCAGCCATTGCCCAGCAGGGGGCGCAGGAAATCCGCTCCGCCCTCTACGCCGCTGGTCTGCGCACCCTGGCCGATGGCGATCAGGTCGCAGTCATGCTGCTGAAGGCCGCCAATCCCCAGGCCGAGACCCTGGTGGTTAGCCGTCCCGGCTGGCATCGGCTGGAGGGGCGCGACCACCCGGTGTTCGTCACCCCGGCCGGGCAGGCCATGGGCGAGGCCACTGCGCTGGAATTGGCCGCCAATGCCCGCAGCGAGTCCGTGCGTGGCAATCTCGACGGCTGGAAGGCGGCGGTGGTGGCGGCGACCTCGGTCACCGGCTGTCCGCATTTCCTGCTCGGCGTCCTGGCCGGGTTCTCGGGTGTGGTGCAGTCGCTGGCCGGGTTGGACAGTTGCGGCCTCAATCTCAGCGGCCTGTCGTCCAGCGGTAAGACCACGGCGCAGAAGCTGGCGGTGTCCGCCTGGACCGCCACCGGCATCGGCGACGGCCTGCTGCAATCCATGCGCTCCACCGAGAACGCCGTGGAAGTCTTCGCCCAGGCCGCCAGCGGCACCGTTCTGGCCCTGGACGAGCTGGCCCATGTCGATGGCCGCACCATCGCCAAGCTGATCTACGCCATTGCCGGTGGGCAGGGGAAAGCCCGCATGACCGCAGGCGCCATGCTCAAGCAGCGTTACGCCTGGTCGACCTATGCACTGCTGTCCAGCGAATGCTCCCTGGAAGAAAAGGTCCGCGCCGACGGCGGCGCCTGGATCGCCGGCATGGCGGTGCGCATCGTCGACGTGGACGTCACCGACGTGGACCGTCACGTTCCGGCCTCCACCCTGCAGGCCATCGCGGGGATCAACAATCACCATGGCCACGCCGGACCCGCCTTCGTCGAACGGATCATCGCCGCCGACATGCACCGCACGCCCGACGCGCTGCGTGACCGCATCCTGACCGAGGCCCGCAAGCTGGCGGGCGACACCACCGATTCCGCCCGCATCCGCGCCGCCACCTGTCTGGCCCTGCCGCTGGTCGCCGGGCAACTGGCGCAGGAATTCGGGTTGCTGCCGTCGTTCATCGACATCGAGACCCCGGTGCGCTGGGCGTGGAGCCGCTTCCAGAAATCGTCCGATGCCGAGGCGCTGACCCCCGGCGATCAAGTCGTCTCTATGCTGCGGGCCTGGATCGCCGAACGCTGGGACGTCACCATCAAGGCTGTGGACGCGGGCGAATACGGCTTCGACCGCAAGCACAACAACCGCGAGGCCGTCGCCTGGTACGACCGCGACGCCATCTACATCCCGGCCCACCGCCTGCGCGAGGCGGCAGGCGAAACCCTGAAGGCGGCGCAGATCAGCAGGATCCTGACCGACCGCGATATGCTGGCCCGCCGAGGCGACGAAAAGCGGGCGGCGATCCGTTACATCCCCGGCATCGGGCGTATCGACGCCTATGCGCTGAAACGCTCCGAACTGGGCCGCAGCGGGCGCTGGGTCGACGAAGACGACGACCTGTAGGGATCAGGCACCCGCCTGCCGCCGCAGGGCGGCGCGATATCCCTGCCAGACCGGCGACGGCCTCCTCGCAGCTCCCCTCATTGCCAGATAGCGCTTCAGTTCCTCTCCCTCACGCACTCACCCCATCTGAGGGGTCTAAGTCATCGGGACGCGGGAAAATCCTTCTTCCTAAAAAATATATTGCGCCCACCGTGCCCTGGGCTTATAAAAGCGGGAGGCGGGAATGTCCCGCATCCCGTTATAAGGTGCAGGCGATGAACTTCGAATTTCAGTATGACTCCTACGACGGCTACGAGCTGTTCAAGCTGGGCGACCATGTCGGCCAGTTGGCCGAGGTCATGTATGGCAAGCGTGCCGCCAACGCGGCGATGATTGCTTTAATCCAGGAACTGCTTGCGCAGATTGGAAACGAGGGGCTTCTCACCATCGAGCCCTATGCCTCGGCCATGGCGACCGGCGGCTGGCGCGCCGTGTGGGAAGCCCTCGACGGCGAGGACAGCCACGTCTCCCCTAGTGACTACGACAGGAACGAGACGGCCCAGTGGTGCTGCGAGCTTTATCGGTATGGCATTGACGGTTACTCCGAGGGATACGACGCCTCCGGAGAGAACCCGCTGACCGTCGAGCAGCAACTGCGTCAGATGCTGGACTGGGCGGCCGAGCTCCTGGCCAACGTACCCTCGCATTGGCTGGCGCCCCTGGACGACTTACCCAAAACCATCGCCGCAGCGCAAGGCCGTTGGAAGCTCGACATCACCCGCGAGGCGCTGACCGTCGAGGAGGTCGCTGCTTTGGCCAAGGTGTCGGCCAAGACCATTCGCAACCTGCTCTCCAAGGGCGATCTCCAGCGGGAAGGGAGCACTATCCCTGCTGACTCCGCCGAGGCTTGGCTCAATGGCAGCCCGAACTTCACACCGTCGAGCTGGCGTGATGCCGAGCCCCGGCAAAAGCCCGAGGCGGCGCCGAGCATCGACCGTCCTGTTTTTGTACCCCATGACGCTGATGGCCGCGCCTTTCTTCCCGACGTCAAGACGCCCGGCGGGTACGTCCTGGGGCCGAAGGGGGCCGAGGAAAAATTCGATGATTTCTGGGCTGCGATGAACCGGCTTCAGGAGATGGATACGCCTCGGTGGCGCCGTCCGTCCACTGGCTCCGGCCGCCCCAGCATTGTCATCGGCAAGGGCTGGAAGCGCATGTCCATCGCCGAAATCGAGCGGATGCTCGCTGGCTAACTGAGGGAGGGGAAAACGATGGAAAACCGCTTTCATTCCGCCATTGCGGCTCGTTCGCTTAACCCGCAGGACAGCGAACTTATAATGGCTCAGGACGGCAACGTCACCGTCTACTACAGCCCGTTCGATTACGTTCGCCCGACCGCGCGCGTCGTCATCGTTGGCATCACGCCTGGGGCCCAGCAGTCGGGCAATGCTTTAGCCGCGGCTCACAACGCCCTGAAACGTGGTGCCAGCCTTGAGGATGCCCTGCGCTCCGCCAAGGACTACGCCTCGTTTAGCGGCGCCATGCGTTCCAATCTGGTCGCCATGCTTGACCATGTCGGTGTCGCCCAGTGGCTAGGCATTCCGTCGACAGCGTCGCTTTGGGCGGAGAACCTCCACCTGGCACACTTCACCTCGGTGCTGCGCTACCCGGTGTTTGTCGGCGGCAAGGATTACAGCGGCAGCTCGCCTGACATGCTGGCCCATCCGCTGCTGCGCCAGCAAATTGACAACTGGTTCGGCCGGGAGTTGGAGCAGCTCCCCAATGCCCTTTGGGTTCCACTGGGCGACAAGGTGGCCAAGGTGCTGTCGTCCGTGGCCGCACTGAAGGGATTGTCACCGCGCGTATTGGATGGGCTTCCGCACCCTTCTGGCGCCAACGCCGAGCGCATCTCTTACTTCTTGGGACGAAAGGCCCGAGAGGCGCTCTCCCCCAAGACCAACGCCGCCAAGATTGATAGCGCCAAGATCCGTGCCACGTCGACCATGCGAGCGCTGCTGGCCGTCTAAGTCGAGCCCAGGACAAACCCGAGCTATTGGAGGTAACCCATGTTGCAGATGACCCGTCATGGCGCCTGCCGCGCCCAGCAGCGCTCCGTCCCGCCCGCGGTCCTGGACTGGCTTATTCAGTTCGGGGAAGAGGAGTTTCTTGGTGAAGGCGTTCGCCGCTACGCCTTCACCAAGCGCACCTGGAAGAAGCTTTCGTCCTATCTCGGCGGCCTCGGTCTGGCAGAACCTGACAAGGCTCGGTCAGCGTATGCTGTTGTCGCACCGGACGACTCCCTGATCACCGTCGGCTATCGGACCGGCCGCCTTAAGTCCGCGTGGTAAACAACATGTTCCAGCTGTCCGCTGAAGCGCGGATCACGCCGTATGTCTTCGTCGAAATACTTGCGGTCCCAGCATAGCCTGCCCGCAATATACTCCCGAAACGTCATGGGCCACTCCGCCATCGAGGAGTGGCCATTGTGGCCACCCCCACGACTGTCATCAACCGCCGGGCCGACGGAAAATCCCGTCGGCAGGCCCTGGCCGTGGCCACTGGTGACCACCGCGACCGTCCAGTGGCCACTCGGCCATTCTCAGGTGGCCACTAATTTCCCATTACAGATCAACGTGTTGTCCAGGTTGTGACCACAGTGGCCACTGTGGCCACCTTCCCGGCGTGAGGTCGGGCATAGATGAGAATTTTTCTGTTCGTCCCAGGTGCCCGAAAAAAATCTTTTGGTCGCGCGTCGAGGCTATTCCCGGCGGAAAAGGTGGCCACAGTGGCCACAACCTTACTTACTTATTGTTTTTAAAGAGAAAAAGTAGTGGCCACCTCAATCCCGCGAGTGGCCACTCGGTGGCCACTGGTGGCCACACGCAAATGGACGTGCAATTCGGTTTGAACCGTAATCCCGCGATTCATAAAGTGCCCATCGACCAAAGCCGGAGGCCCACTGTTCTCGTGAGCCTTCATCATGACCACCATCCTCGCCCTTGACCTGGGCACGACCACCGGCTGGGCCATGCGCCTGGCCGATGGTGCCGTTGTTTCCGGCACCATGGAATTCAAACCCGGCCGATACGAAGGCGGCGGCATGCGCTTCCTTCGCTTCCGCTCCTGGCTCGACCACCTGCTGGACGGCGCCAGGACCATCGACCTCCTGCATTTCGAGGAAGTCCGCCGTCACGCCGGCACCGATGCCGCCCACATCTATGGCGGCTTCCTCGCCCATCTCGCCGCCTGGTGCGAGCTGAAGCAGATCCCGTACCAGGGCGTGCCGGTCGGGACCATCAAGCGCCACGCCACCGGCAAAGGCAATGCGGGCAAGGACGCGGTGATCGCCGCCATGCAGGCCCGCGGTTTCAATCCCGAGGACGACAACGAGGCCGACGCCCTGGCCATCCTGTCCTGGGCCATCGACACCCAGGGAGGTGCCCGATGAACTGGACGCCGTCCCTGGTCGAAGACCGTCTCGCCGAAGCCGCCGACACCCTGCACCGTCTGCCCGAGACCAGAGTGCAGGGCCACGCCAGCACCTGGCCGCCCTACATCCGGGAAAGCTGGTCGACCGATGAAGTGACGCTTCGTCGTCCGCCACCCTCGGCCGCCGCGATCACCCGCATGGACGAAACTCTGCCGTGGCTCCAGCTCCTGGATCCGGTCGATGCCAAGATCGTCTGGGCGCGGGCCGATGGCAAACCGTGGAAGGTGATTTCCTGGGAGGTCGGCATGACCCGATCCGCCGCCCATCGGCACTGGCTGTTCGCGTTGTGCGTCATCGCCTGGAAGCTCAATGGCCACCGCATCCCCAAGCACATCACCAAGGCCGAGCTGATCGCCCGCACCAGGGCGGCGGCCAACAGCCAGCCGACGATCAGGAGGACAAAATCCGAAATGACACAGGGGGGCATGAAAGCGTAGAACGGACCCAGGCTCGCGAGGGGCGGCGGAAACGATCATCAAATGATCCGCCGCCCGAAGCGGGCGAAACAATAGAACAAGTCAAGGCGTGTCGGAGGGAAATTGGTTCCTCCCGGGCACTTTCTCTATGCGGGAGGGCTCAGCGCCGAAGATCGGTAGCGACAGCCGAAAATTCCAGGTTTCCACTCTGGTTTCCAGGTTTCCATTCAGAAGGCGCGGCGCCTAGGCATTCCGCGCCTTTTGCGTCTTCGCGGGGTGGAAATCGCCCGCTGGAAACCGCCCCCTGGAAACCCGGTCAGGTTTCCATTCCGGTTTCCACGCAGACATAGGTTTCCAGCTTCATGCATCTTGCTCTCTCCGAGCCGGCTCCCCCGGCCGTCGGCGCGATGTCGTGCGCCGCCGAGCTGGTCTACGGCTCGGTGTGCAGTGGCATCGAAGCTGCCACGGTGGCGTGGGAGCCGCTGGGCTGGAAGCCGGCGTTCTTCGCCGAGATCGAACCATTCCCCTCCGCCGTGCTGGCGCACCGACATCCGGCCATCCCCAACCTGGGTGACATGACCGCCATCGACGGGTCGGCGTGGCGGGGAAGGATCGACGTGCTGGTGGGCGGCACGCCCTGCCAGGCGTTCTCGGTGGCGGGCCGACGCAGGTCGCTGGACGACGCTCGAGGCAATCTCGCCCTTACCTTCGTGGACCTTGCCGATGCTATCGCCCCCGCCTGGATCGTCTGGGAGAACGTCCCCGGCGTGCTGTCCACCCGCGACAATGCCTTCGGGTGCCTTCTGGGCGGATTGGCCGGAGAAGATGGTCCGTTGCTCCCGCCAGGGAGAAAATGGTCGGACGCTGGTGTTGTCGTTGGACCCGCGCGAACAGTCGCGTGGCGGGTGCTCGACGCCCAATATTTCGGCCTGGCCCAACGCCGCCGCCGTGTGTTCGTTGTCGCGGGTGCTGGAGACCGGGCCGATCCCGTCGAGGTACTATTTGAGCGCGAAAGCGTGCGCCGGGATTATTCGCCGCGCCGCCAACCGGAACAAGGTCTTGCCGGAACCCTTGCGGGCGGCGCTCGCCGCCGTGGCGGCTTCAGTCTCGACGACCTGCCCGTCGCTTTCGGCGGTAACAACACCTCCGGTCCCATCGACGTCGCCACCGCACTGAATGCCTGCGCCTCGGCCAGCGGGCGGATGGACTTCGAGACCGAGACCTTCGTCACCCATTCCCTGCGCGGCGAGGGCTTCGACGCCTCGGAGGACGGAACCGGGCGCGGCACCCCGCTGGTGCCGGTCGCCTTCGACTGCAAGGCCGCCACCCCGGTTGCCGGCGAGACCGTCGCGCCGACCTTGCGGGCGATGAATGCTGTTGGCCGCGACAATGCCGGTGGCCAGTTGGCTGTCCAGCACGGCTTGGCGGTGCGCCGCCTGACGCCGACCGAATGCGAGCGGCTCCAGGGGTTCCCGGACGACTACACCCGCATCTCCTGGCGCGGCCGCCCTGCGGATCGCTGTCCCGACGGCCCGCGCTATCGGGCGCTGGGCAACAGCATGGCGGTGCCGGTGATGGCCTGGATCGGCCGCCGCATCGAAGGAACCAGGTCGTGACCCGCAATCCCTATCGCATCGACGGCCCGGCGCTGGTGTCGTTCTCGGGCGGGCGGACATCGGGGTTCATGCTGCGCCAGATTCTCGACGCCCATGATGGTCGTCTGCCCGACGACGTCCATGTGGTGTTCTTTAACACCGGCCGCGAGTTCGAGCAGACGCTGCGCTTCGTCCACGAATGTGGGTCGCGGTGGTCTGTGCTGATCACCTGGCTGGAATACGATCCCGCCGAGCCGTTCGACACCGGCGTGGTGGGGTACAACAGCGCCAGCCGAGATGGGGAACCGTTCGCCAAGGTGATCCAGGCACGGGGTTTCCTGCCCAACCCGACCATGCGGCTCTGCACCCATTACCTGAAGGTCAAGCGCGGCATCGCCTACATGCGCGACCTGCTGGGCTACCCGGAATGGGTCAACGTCGTCGGCCTGCGCCATGACGAGCCCCGCCGGGTCGCCCGCCAGAAGGCCATGAACGAGGCCGGCAAGGAACGGTTCGAGACCATCCTGCCGCTGGATCAGGCGAAGGTCACCCGCCAGGACGTCTCCGCGTTCTGGAAGCGCCAGCCCTTCGATCTTGGCCTGCCCGACAATGACGGCAAGACACCGCTGGGCAATTGCGACCTGTGTTTCATGAAGGGCGCGGCGACCATCAAAGGCATCATGCGCCTGTTCCCGGATCGGGCCAAATGGTGGATCGACATGGAACGCAACGCCCCGGCGCTCGGCACCCTGACCAAGCCCGAGATGGCACTGTTCCGGGCCGACCGGCCCAGCTACCGCGAGATGCTCCGCTTCGTCCGCCGCCAGCGGGATTTCGAGGGCGGGCCATCCGATGACTGCCTGCCCTGCGACTGCACGGACTGACCATGCCCCATCCGCTTCCCGATACGGTCGAGCACTGGCCGATTGCCCGGCTGCGCCCGTATGACCGCAACGCGCGGACCCATTCGGACGGTCAGGTCGCCCAGATCGCCGCCAGCATCGTCGAGTTCGGCTGGACCAACCCGGTGCTGGCCGACAGCCAGGGCAACGTCATTGCCGGCCACGGTCGATTGGCAGCGGCCCAGCGGCTGGCGCTGGACACCGTGCCGGTGCTGGTGCTCGACCACCTGACCGAGGCCCAGCGCCGCGCCTACGTGCTGGCCGACAACAAGCTGGCGCTCAACGCCGGCTGGGATGAGGAACTGCTGGCGGCGGAACTGCATGCGCTGAGTGGCGACGGCTTCGACCTGGGGCTGACCGGCTTTTCCGATGAGGAACTGGCCGACCTGATGGCCCCGCTCGACGACGTGCCGGAGGAAGATGCGGCTGATGCCGACGACGACGACACGGCCCCGGAGCCGCCCCGTGACCCGGTGTCGCGTCCTGGCGACCTCTGGCATTTTGGCGAGCATCGCCTGCTGTGCGGCGATTCCACCGACGCGGCTGCCATCGCCACGCTGATGGCGGGGGAAACGGCTGCGCTGGTGTTCACCTCGCCGCCCTACGGCCAGCAGCGGGACTATGCCTCCGGCGGTATCGCCGATTGGGACCGGCTGATGGAAGGCGTGTTCGCCGCCCTGCCGATGAAACCCGACGCCCAGGTGCTGGTCAATCTCGGCCTGATCCACCGCGAGGGGGAATGGGTGCCGTACTGGCACGGCTGGCTCGACGCGATGCGCGATGCCGGCTGGCGGCAGTTCGGCCTCTATGCCTGGGATCAGGGGCCGGGCCTGCCGGGCGACTGGGGTGGACGATTGGCGCCCGCCTTCGAACTGGTGTTCCACTTCAACAAGGTTTCGCGCCAGCCCAACAAGATCGTCCCGTGCGCCCATGCCGGGGAGAAACTCGGTGGCGGCGGATTGCGAGCCGCCGACGGCACCGTGCCGCGGAAGAGCGGCCAGGGCAACGCTATCCAGGATCACCGCATTCCCGACAGCGTGCTGCGGGTGACCCGCCACAAGGGCGCCATCGAAGGCGACGGCAGTCATCCGGCGGTGTTTCCGGTGGCGCTGCCGGACTTCGTCATGCGGGCCTATTCCGACGCGGGTGAACTGGTGTTCGAGCCGTTCAGCGGATCGGGCAGCACCATCATCGCCGGGCAGCGGTGCGGGCGGATCGTCCGCGCCATGGAACTGGCCCCCGCTTATTGCGACGTGGCGATCCTGCGCTGGCAGGCGCTGTTTCCTGAAATCCCGGTGACGCTGGCCGATGGCCGCCCGTATGCGGCGGTGGCGGCCGAGCGTGGAGTTGACCATGCTGGTTGAAGTGATCGAGAAATGGCCGCTCGACCGGCTGCTGCCCTATGCCGCCAACGCCCGCACCCATTCCGAATCCCAGGTGGCACAGCTTGCCGCCAGCATCGTCGAATTCGGCTTCAACGCTCCGATCCTGGTGGATGACAAGGGCGTGCTGATCGCCGGCCACGGTCGCCTGCTGGCCGCCCGCCATCTGGGGCTGACCGAGGTGCCGGTGATTCGGCTCGACCACCTCACCGACGCCCAGGCCCGCGCCTATCGCCTGGCCGACAACCAGTTGGCGCTGAATGCCGGCTGGGACGACGAATTGCTCGCCGCCGAACTGGCCCGCCTCCAGGAGGACGGATTCAGCCTCGACCTGATCGGCTTCTCCGACGAAGACCTGGACCGGCTGATGGCCGACACGGAAGCCGAGGGCGACGGTGTCGGTGAGGCCGGCGAAGACGAGATTCCCGAACCGCCCGCCGATCCGGTGACGCGACCGGGCGATCTGTGGATCCTGGGCCGTCACCGCCTGCTGTGCGGCGACAGCACGGTGGCCACCGACGTGGAACGCCTGCTGGCCGGCGCTACGCCCCACCTGATGGTGACCGATCCGCCCTATGGGGTCGAATACGATCCCACCTGGCGCAACGAGGCCGGGGTGTCGTCCACCGCCCGCACCGGCAAGGTGGCCAACGACGACCGTGCCGACTGGCGGGAAGCCTGGGCGCTGTTTCCCGGCGAGGTCGCCTATGTCTGGCACGCGGCGATCTTCGCCAAGGTGGTGGCCGAGAGCCTGGAGGCCAACGACTTCAAGGTCCGCGCCCAGATCATCTGGTCGAAGTCCCGGTTCGTCCTGGGCCGCGGCGATTACCACTGGCAGCACGAACCGTGCTGGTACGCGGTACGCAAGACCGGCACCGGCCATTGGCAGGGGGCGCGGGACCAGGCCACCGTCTGGGCCATCGGCAATAACGGCGATGAGGACGAGGCCACGGTTCACGGCACCCAAAAGCCGGTGGAATGCATGCGCCGCCCGATCCTCAACAACAGCGCCGAGGGCGACGGGGTGTACGAACCGTTCGCCGGCAGCGGCACCACGGTGATCGCCGCCGAGACCACGGGCCGCGTCTGCTTCGCCATGGAGCTGAACCCGGCCTATGCCGACGTGATCGTCGGCCGCTGGCAGAAGCTGACCGGGCAGAAGGCCGTGCTGGACGGCGATGGCCGCAGCTTCGAGGAGATCGTCGCCGGAAAGGCGGTCAGCGCCGGGTGATCCGGCGCAGGGAATGCTGGTACTTGGCGTCGGTGGGCTTCCAGTTCAGCGGCTGGCAGCCGAGGCGCAGGTCACGCTCCCAGAATTCGAGAATCTGCTGGTTGGAATAGCCCTTGCCCCGGAAGTATTCGAAGTCGGTCTGCGACCACTGCGGATGGGCCTTCAGAGCGGCGGTGGGGCGAACGGTCAAGGCCATGTTCACTTCGCCTCCTGGCCGGCTGCGTAGGCGGCTTCCAGAGCGGCCTTGATGCCCCAGACCGAAAGCTCGTGGAAGTCGAGGCGGTCGCTGTTGCGGGTCTCCAGGGTTTCCATGTCCAGGATGGTGGCAGCGATGTTCGCCAGGGCTTCGTCGCGGGTTTGCATCGTGGTGTCCCTCCGTTTTGGTGGACCCAGTAACGCTCTCCTGCGCAGGCTTATCAAGTCGATTACTCAATCATTTTCAATGGATTAGAGTGATGGCCCAATCCCGCCGCATGTCGTTGGCCGAGGCCATCGCCAACGTGATCATCGGCTACATTCTGGCGGTGGCGACGCAGGTGGCGGTGTTCCCGCTGTTCGGTATCCGCATCGCCATCTCGGACGATTTGGCCATCGGCGGGATCTTCGCCCTGGTGTCCCTGCTGCGCGGTTTCGTCCTACGGCGGGTCTTCGAGCGATTCCGGTGAGGGCTTGGATTCGGGCGCGCCCGAATCTACTGTTCGAAATCGCGTCCAAGAAAGGTTTCGTTAACCATGTCCAAGTCTGCCCTCTCGAAGTCCGTCCGCGAGGCCACCGGCTGCACCGTCGCCCAGGCCGATGCCGCCGTCGAGGCCATGCTGTCCACCATCATCGACGGTGTGAAGACCGATGGCAGCTTCCGCCTGATCGGCTTCGGCACCTTTGCCAAGGCCGAGCGCCCCGCGCGCCAGGGCCGCAATCCAAAGACCGGCGAGACCATCGACATTGCCGCCTCCACGAGCATCAAGTTCAGCACGGCAGCGGCTTTGAAGAAGTCGCTGTAAGTCATGGCGGTCAATCCCGAGCATGTGGCCCGTGCTGCGAATGACCTGATGGATCACTATGGTCGGGCCGCTCTCGATGAGGCCAAGACGCAGGTGGACCGCGCATCGAGGGCCGGTGATATGCCGGCCCTCGATCAAGCCCTGATGGTTCTGACCGAAATCGAGCGCCATCAGGGCAGTTCGTCCACGCCGGTGATGTAGGAATCGCCCTTGTTCCAAGACCCTTCGTCGAGTTCCCACTCGGTGTCGGCGCTGTCGTGCAGTTTCTCGAAGGCCGCCGTCTCGGCCTGTTCCGGCGTTGCCGCCTCGACCTCAACGACGGTGCTTTCGGTGACGTCGCGGGTGATGATCACGCTGTAGCGGGGCATGGGCGGCTCCTACTCGGCAATTTTGTAGGTGCGGCCCCGGATTTCATGCTTCTCGCTGGTGATCGTCAGGCCCAGCTTCTTCTTCAAGGCCCCGGCAATCGCCCCCCTGACGGTGTGTGCCGCCCAGCCAAACTCCGCAGCGATTTCGGCGATGCTGGCGCCCTCGGGCTGCCGCAGCATGGTGATCAGTGCCTCCTGCTTGGTGCCCTCGCGGGTCTTGCGCGGCGCGTTCGGGCCGTGGGCGCCCGTGGGCGGAGTTTCTGGCTGGTCGGCCATGTCAGTCGCCGGCACCTCTTCCGGCGCCCCGTCTGCGCCCGTGTCGCCAACAATGCCCAGGGCCGCGTAGGCTGCGGCGGTGGCGCGGAGCGTCAGCGGGGTGCCGTCTTCGTCCTCGCGCCAGACCGGGGCGCCGGGTTCGGCGGGGATTTCCTCGGCCAGTTCCTTCTTGATCAAGCTGCTCAGCACTATGTTGACCGCGCCGCCCTTCAGGGACGCGGTGATGGGCAGCAGAAAACCACCTTTGCGGGCGCAGGCGGTGGACAGGATGACGGCTTGGGCATCGGACAGCGACATGGTGGTTCCCTCCGGGATGCGACGCGGGCAATCCACGCCTGTACCACCCCGAGCCCCGCCGGGGAGACCCGGTCGGGGCGGCAGGGAAAGGCACCAATCAGGCGACGTCGGCCTGGATCTCGAAGTGGGTGACGAAGCCCGTCAGGTAGGGCCGCCCGTGGGGGATGCCGGTGTCGCGCGACGTGTTCCGGCTGATCCGCCAGCCCATCCAGCGGGCCACCGCCGCCTCGGTGGCCGTCGCCAGCGGCTGGCCGGCAAACAATCCGTTGGCGACGTCGTCGGCGAAGTGGCGTCCGCAGGTCGAGTCGAGGAAGTCCCGCACCGCCGCGTCGGGGCAGCCGGTGGCGGCCTGGATCGCGGGCATCGCCAAGCCCCAGGCCGCGGCGGAATCGGCGTGGTGGCGGATGGTTCCGAAGAAGCCCCAATCGGGGTTGTTGGTGGGCAGGGTGGACATGCTGGCCTCCTTTGTTCGTGGGACCATCAATCACTCTGCGGGCGGGACACATCAACCGGATAAGCCGGTTCCTTCATTGCTTTCTCAGGCGACTTCCGATCATGGGATTATCCGTCCGCGAATACGCCCGCAGGCGGGGCGTCAGCCATACCGCCGTGCGCAAGGCGGTGCAGACGGGGCGCATTCCGCAGGAGCCCGACGGCACCATCGACCCGGTCAAGGCCGACGCCGCCTGGGATGCCCGGACTGATCCGGCCCGGAAAGCGCCGTCAGCCCCGGTGGCTGCGATAGCCGCTCCGCCGCCGGTCGCCCCTAGTCCGAAGCCGACAGCATCGCCACCGCCACCCGCCGCCTCCGGCGCCACCTTCGCCCAGGCGCGGACCATGCATGAGGTGGCCAAGGCGCAGAAGGCACGGCTGCAGGTGGATCGCCTCAAGGAAGAGGTGGTCGACCGGGCGCGGGCCTCGGCCCTGGTGTTCAAGCTGGCCCGCCAGGAGCGCGATGCCTGGATCACCTGGCCGGCACGGGTCGCCGCCCAGATGGCGCTGGAGGCCGGGATCGACGCCCACACCATGCAGACCCTGCTGGAAACCTATGTGAGGGATCACCTTGGGGAACTCGCCGCCATCGAGCCGAATTTCCGGTGACACCCTGGGCTTCCGGGGATCGGAGATCCTGCTCCAGGCTTGGCGCGACGGATTGCGGCCCGATCCGCTGCTGACGGTGTCGGAATGGGCCGACCGGCACCGGGTCTTGTCCAGCCGCGCCTCCGCCGAGCCGGGCCGCTACCGCACGGCCCGCACGCCGTATTTGCGCGAGATCATGGATTGCCTGTCGCCGTCCCATCCCTGCCGGCGGGTGGTGTTCATGAAGGGCGCCCAGGTCGGCGCGACCGAAGCCGGCAACAACTTCCTCGGCTTCATCATCCACCATGCCCCCGGCCCAGTGCTGGCGGTGCAGCCCACCGTCGAGATGGCCAAGCGCAACTCGCGCCAGCGCATCGATACCCTGATTGACGAAAGCCCCATCTTGCGCGAGCGGGTCAAGCCGGCCCGCTCGCGCGACGCCGGCAACACCATGCTGTCGAAGGACTTTCCCGGCGGCACCCTGGTAATGACCGGGGCCAACAGCGCGGTGGGCCTGCGCTCTATGCCTGCCCGTTACCTGTTCCTCGACGAGGTCGATGCCTACCCGGCCTCGGCCGACGAGGAGGGCGACCCGGTGGCGCTGGCCTGTGCCCGCATGGCCACCTTCGCCCACCGCGCCAAGGCGTTCCTGGTCTCGACGCCGACCATTCGCGGGCTGTCGCGGATCGAGCGGGAATTCGAGGCATCCGACCAGCGCCGCTTCTTCGTGCCGTGCCCCCATTGCGGCGAAATGCAGTGGCTGAAGTTCGAGCGGCTGAAATGGGACAAGGGCCAACCCGCCTCAGTCCATTACCTGTGCGAGGCCTGCGACCAGCCGATCACCGAATCGGCCAAGGCCACCATGCTGGCGGCAGGCGTTTGGCGGGCCACAGCGGTGGCCGAGGATCCCGGCACCGTCGGCTTCCACATCTCGGCGCTCTATTCGCCGCCCGGCTGGCAGTCCTGGGAGAGCATCGCCCGTCTGTGGGAAGCGGCGCAGGGATCCGACGATGCACTGCGGGTGTTCCGCAACACCGTGCTGGGCGAAACCTGGGTCGAGAGCGGTGAAGCCCCCGACTGGCAGCGGCTCTACGACCGCCGCGAAACCTGGGCCAATGGCAGCGTGCCTGCCGGCGGGTTGTTCCTCACCGCCGGGGCCGACGTCCAGAAGGACCGCGTCGAGATCGACGTCTGGGCCTGGGGCCGCAATCTGGAAAGCTGGCTGGTCGATCACATCGTCATCGATAGCGGGCCGGAACATGCCGAAACCTGGACGGCGCTGGAGCGGGTGCTGGGCCAGACCTGGACCCATGCCAGCGGCGCAGCCCTCAAGATCGCCCGTCTGGCCATCGACAGCGGTTACGAATCCTCGGCGGTCTATACCTGGGGCCGCCGGATGGGCGTCGGCCAGGTCTCGCCCATCAAGGGCGTGGAGGGCTTCAACCGCTCCAGCCCGGTCTCCGGCCCCACCCTGGTCGATGCCACCGAGGGCGGCAAGAAGGTGCGCCGTGGTGCCCGCCTGTGGACGGTAGCGGTGTCCACCTTCAAGTCGGAGACCTACCGGTACCTGCGGCTCGAACGGCCCACCGACGAGGAACTGGCCGAGGGTGTCCGTTTCCCGGCCGGAACGGTGCATCTGCCATCGTGGGCGGATTCGGAGTGGTGCAAGCAATTCGTCGCCGAGCAACTGGTGACGGTCAAGAACCGCCGCGGCTTCTCCAAGCTGGAATGGCAGAAGCTGCGCGAGCGCAACGAGGCGTTGGATTGCCGGGTCTATGCCCGCGCCGCCGCCTGGATCGCCGGTGCCGACCGCTGGCCCGAGGCCAAATGGCGCGATCTGGAAGGGCAACTGGTCGTCGTCGCCAGCACCAGCGACCCCGAAGCCGGGCAGGTGCGCCGGATCGCCCGCCGTCCCCGGCGGATCATCAAGTTCAGCGGGATGCACTGATCATGACCCTCGACGAAATGAAGGCCGAACGCGAACGGGTGCTGGCGCGGCGCAATTCCCTGGTGGCCCGCGTCACCGTGGGCGACCGCACCGTCCAATACGACCTGACCCAGGCCAATCATGTTCTGGCCGATCTCGACCGCCGCATCGCCGTGCTGGAGGGCAAGAAGCCCCGCCGCCGGATTCTCGCCGTCGCCACCAAGGGGCTGTGATCATGCTGTCGGGACTGCGCAGGAGGATCGGCGCTCTGATCGGTGGCTTCGAGGCCGCCCAGGGCAGCCGCCGGCTCAAGGGCTTCCAGCCCAGCCGCGCCCACGTCAACACCCTGATCGCCGCCGCCGGCTCGGACATCACCGCCCGTGCCCGCTATCTGGTGCGCAACAACGGCTATGCCCTCAACGCCGCCGAAAGCTGGACCGGCAACGCTGTGGGCACCGGCATCAAGCCGTCGTCGCTGATCGCCGACAAGGATCTGAAGACCCGGGTGCAGCAGCTCTGGCTGGCCTGGACCGACGAGTCCGATGCCGAGGGGCTGACCGATTTTTATGGGCAGCAGCGCCGTGCTGCCCGTGAGGTGTTCATCGCCGGCGAGGTGTTCTTCCGCTTCCGTCCCCGCCGGCCGGAGGACGGGCTGGCGGTGCCACTGCAGCTTCAGATGCTGCCCTCCGAAATGCTGCCGCTGACCAGGACAGAAACCCTGCCCGGCGGCAACGTCATCCGCCAGGGGATCGAATTCGACCGCATCGGCCGCCGCGTCGCCTATCACTTCCTGCGCCGCCACCCCGGTGATCTCACCGATCCCGGCCTGGCGGGCGAGACGGTGCGGGTTCCGGCGTCCGAGATCATTCACGTCATCGACCCGGTGGAATCCGGCCAGCTTCGCGGCGTGTCGCGGCTGGCTCCGGCGGTGGTGAAGCTGTTCCTGCTCGACCAGTACGACGACGCAGAGTTGGAGCGCAAGAAGATCGCGGCCATGTACGCCATGTTCGTGACCTCGCCGGCCCCCGCCGACGTGATCGACGTGGTCGATGATGGTTCCGGCGACCGCATCGTCGAGGTGCAGCCCGGCCAGGTGGTGCCGCTGGAGCCGGGCGAGCAGATCCAGACCTCGGCCCCTGCCGATGTCGGCGGATCGTATGAGCCGTTCGAGTACCGCACCCTGCTGCAGATCTCCGCCGCCACCGGGGTGCCCTACGCCTACCTGTCCAACGACATGCTGAAGGCCAACTACTCCAACTCGCGCATGGCGCTGCTGGAGTTCCGCCGCCGGGTCGAGGCGTGGCAGCACTCGGTGATGGTCCATCAGATGTGCCGGGTGGTGTGGCAGCGCTGGATGGACGTGGCCGTGTTGTCCGGGGCGCTCGACATTCCCGGCTATGAGCGCAACCGCGCCAGCTTCATCGCCTGCTCCTGGCTGCCGCCGAAATGGGACTGGGTCGATCCGCTGAAAGACACCAAGGCCGAGATCGAGCAGATCGGTGCCGGCCTGAAAAGCCGCACCCAGGCCCTGGCCGAGCGCGGCTTCGACGCCGAGCAGGTGGATGCGGAGATCGCCGCCGACCGGGACCGGGAACAGCGGCTGGGGCTGGCCTTCGGGTCCGATCCGTCACCGCTCCTGCTGCCCCCACCGACACCGTAAGGACCGACATGCACGATCTGCCCCATCTCGCAGCCCGTCTGTACGGGACGCCGCTGCTGGTTGCCCGCAGCAAGCTGGATGTGATCCTTGGCGCCCTTACCCCTCGGTTGGCCGGGCAGCCTCTTTCCTTCGACGGTGAGGCAGCTTCGATCGGCGATGTCGTGGTCACCACCGACGGCATCGCCATCGTGCCGGTGATCGGCACCCTGGTGGCCCGCTCCGGATATCTGGGTGCCGCCAGCGGGTTGACCGCTTATTCCGACATCGCCGAAGCCATCGAGGCGGCGGCCACCGATCCCGGCATCCGCGCCATCCTGCTGGATGTGGATTCCTCCGGCGGCGAGGTGGGCGGTCTGTTTGATCTGGTCGACCACGTCCAGGCCATCCGGGCGCAATGCGGCAAGCCCATCTGGGCGGTAGCCGACGAGGCGGCGCTGTCGGCGGCCTACGCCATCGCCTGCACCGCCGACCGATTGTACGTCACCCAGACCGGGGAGGTTGGCTCCATCGGCGTGGTGGCGGTCCACCGCGACGAATCCGGGGCCGATGCCCAGGCCGGGCTGACCTGGAGCTTCGTTCATGCCGGAGCCTGCAAGGTGGACGGCAATCCCCACCAGCCGCTGTCCGACTCTGCCCGCGCCACGCTCCAGGCCGACGTGGATGCCCTTTATGGCCGGTTCGTCGATCTGGTCGCCAAGTGCCGCAAGAAGCCGCCCGAAGCGATCCGCGCCACCGAGGCGGCGGTCTATCGCGGCGACCAGGCTGTGGCCGCCGGGCTGGCCGACAAGGTCGGCACCCTGCGTGTCGCCCTGGCCGATCTCGGGGCCGTGCTGGCCCGACCCACCATTTCCCGCCCCATCGCCGCCCGAAAGGAAGTCCCGATGTCCGAATCCCAGGGGGAAATCCCCGTGATCGCTGCGGTGCCCCAGCCGCCCGCCCAGGCCAACGCCGATCTGGAGCAGCGCCTGCGCGCCGAATATGCCGAGATCAGCGCCGTCGCCGCCCAGGCCGCCCGCCTCGGCGTGACCATCGATCCCGCCGAGGCCATGGCCAAGGGCATCCGCCCCGAAGCCCTGCGCCGTTCGGTGCTGGATCAACTGGCCGAGCGTTCCGATGCCACCGACGTGGTGGCCGCTGCTCCGCCGTTCGCCACCCCCAAGACCGAAACCGAAAGCCCCATCGTCCGGCGTGCCCGCGAAGCCGCCTCCCGCAAATAAGGACTCATCGCCATGCCGACGTTGACCGCATCGCCCACCCTGGGTGACCTGCTGAAATTCGAGTGCAATCCCAGCTATGGCCGCGAGACCGTAACGATGAAGGCCGGCGCCAATTACCCGCTCGGCTCCGTGCTCGGCAAGATCACAGCCAGCGGCGAATACCGCCTGTCGCCCGCCGCCGAGGTGGTCGGGGACGAGGGGGCCGAAACCGCCATCGCCGTGCTGCTGGAAGCGGTGGACGCCACCGGCGCCGCCACCACCGGCCTGATCGCCGCCCGCGGCCCGGTCATCCTGGCCGAAGCTGCCCTGGTGTTCGACGCCTCGGTGGATCAGCCCGCCGAACGGGCCGCCAAGGTCACCCAGCTTTCTGCCCAGGGCCTCGTCGCCCGCGCCACCGTCTGAACGGAGTTCCTCTTCATGGTCGAGATTCTCAACCCCTTCGACGCGGGCGGCTATTCGCTCGCCGAGATGACCCAGGCCATCAACCTGCTGCCCAACCTTTACACCCGCCTCGGCCAGATGGGGCTGTTCCGCTTCGAAGGCGTCACCCAGCGATCGGTGATCATCGAGCAGGCCGAGGGTGTCCTCAACCTGCTGCCCACCGTGCCGCTGGGCGGCCCGGCCACCGTCGCCAATCGCGACAGCCGCGCCATGCGCTCGTTCACGGTGCCGTGGATCCCGCATGACGACGCCATTACGCCCCAGGACGTCCAGGGGGTGCGCGGCTTCGGCGTCGCCGATGCCGCCGACCCGCTGGCCACGGTGATGGAGCGCAAGCTCACCCGCATGCGGAGCAAGCACGCCCAGACCCGCGAGTTCATGGAGGTCAATGCGCTCAAGGGCATCGTCCGCGATGGCGCCGGCAGCACGTTGTACGACTACTTCGCCGAGTTCGGGCTCAATCGCCAGCAGGTGGATTTCGCCCTCGGTACCGCCGCCACCAACGTCCAGGGCAAGATCCGCGATGTCCTGCGCAAGGTGGAGACGGAACTCAAGGGCGAGACCATGACCGGCGTGCTGGCCCTGGTGAGCCCGGAGTTCTTCGACAAGCTGATCGGCCATGCCAGGGTCGAGACGGCCTACCAGTTCTTCTCGTCGGCCGGCGCCCAGCCGCTCAGGGAAGACGTGCGCCGCCGCTTCCCCTTCGCCGGCATGGTGTTCGAAGAGTACAACGCCACCGTCACCCTCTCCACGGGGCAGACGGAAACCCTGATCCCGGCCGGCGAAGGTATCGCTTTCCCGCTGGGCACCATGGACACCTTCGTCACCTATGGCGCCCCGGCCAACCTGATCGAGACGGTCAACACCCTGGGCGTGCCCATGTACGCCCGCCAGCTTGCCCGCATGGACGGCAGCGCCATCGACGTCAAAACCGAGGCGTCGATCCTGCCGGTCAACAAGCGGCCCCGCCTGGCGGTGCGGTTGTTCTCGGGCAACTGACCATGTCGGCCTTCGCCGACGCTCTGGACGACCTGTTCGCCGATCCCAACATCGCCGCCACCGTCAGCTACCAGGGCCGTCCCGTGCGTGCCCTGGTACTCCGACCCGATCGCGATCTCGAATTTTCCGACATCACCATTCAGACGGCGACGGCGGTGTTCGAGATCCGGCGGCGGGAGTTTCCAACTCCCCAGGCGGGGGATGTGATCGTCCATGACGGCGACAGCTTCGTCGTCCAGGGCGAACCCCGTCTGGATGCCGAGCGGTTGGTCTGGACCTTGAACACGAGACCGGCATGAAATCAAACGCTTTCATCGTATCCGGTTTCAATATCCGATGACGAACGCCGCATCGACATTGACTTCGTTTCCATACTGAAAAAATGCCGTGAGCCGATTCACTACACGGTCAAAGACCAGTGTCCGGTTGCCTTTCTTGTTATTCCGGATCTTTGGTACGATGATAATTAGATAATTGGCATGTGTGCAGATGTGGCACTTCCACAGGTCCAATAGATCCATGTTGTTCTCAAGCGTTTTTCCCCGTTCCACCTCGATCAGAATCCCTCCACCGTCCCGGTACGGTCGGAAATAGTCAGGTCGGAGGCTCTTGGTGCCATAAGCGGCGAATAGATCAGTCTGCTCAGATGAGAAGCCGAGGTGCTGTAAATGTGGCTTCAAAATAATTTGAATGGCATGGCTAGTTGCATCAACAACATTGGCTCTCGATATGTCGGAGAAAATTCCGGGTTGGGTCATGAATTCCACGATGCTGTCCGCAGCCGAATACGCTTCTGCATAGCTCAGGAGGTTCGGAAGATTCGTGTTGCTTAACACGCAAAACGCGGGGATTAGGTCACCCGAGGCATTTCCTGTCATGGTCTGCATAACGCGGTCGGCATAGACAAGATGCCCGCGTTCGGAACCATCAGCTACGCGGCACCAAGACTCGACACACAGGCAAGCCTCCGTCCCTTTTTCGTCGGAGAACCAGTATAGGAAGCCGCCATGCATGCCGGGGACAGCGAACCAAACCCTTTTTCCCTGTTCAAGTTCGGTAAGGCATTCCAGATCGGGCAATCTGATACACCCCTCCTCAATCAACCAATTGGCTCGACCGCGAATAAGCCGATGAAACTGACCTTGAATGCGGGATAACACGTCAGGGTCAATTTGGACCCGGCGTTCCGGTGCCAGTAGTTTCTCAATTTCCGCATGCCCCCGTCGCCGAGCAATCTCTTGGGCAGTTTCCCCATCCCGATTCTTCAAAGTGCGGGAGGCCCCGAGATCCAACAAACGCCGGATAACGGCGACTGGAGCGCCTGAGTAAGCTGCTTGATGCAGCGGGGTATAGTGAAAATTCCCGCCCGGTCGGATGGCGTTGATCAGTTCCGGCGATTCCCCGATCATGGTAAGGAGCTTGTTCCAATCGGCACTCTTGGCGGCATCGGCCAATTCGTGCCGCATGGCCAGCGCGTCAGCATTGGCGTTTTCCGGAACGCCCATGACGCCATCCCAGTACATTTGGTCGGACATCGTTCCCCTCCCGCGCCCCGTATTCTAGATGTTGGCTCGTGGGTTGGCGCAGTGCCGATGTCTGGTCACGATCAACAGCCTGAAGACAGCCTAAGGTCACTGGGAAGACGCGGCAACTTCCGCGTCATTAGGGACCGTCATCTCTAATGATTTTGCGGTCGCTGGTGTGGACCCTGGATACGAGACCGGCATGAAACTCGCGGCAGCCCTTTCCGGCGATCTGCGCAAGATCATGGCCGAGGAGGTCAAGGCCGCCGAGGATGCCGTCACCGCCGCCATGCGTCAGGCTGCGGACGGGCTGAAGGCCGACCTCCGCCGCCAGATCACCGAGGCGGGAATGGGCCAGCGCCTTGCCAACACCTGGCGGGCCGAGCATTATCCCAAGGGCCGCAATAGCATCAAGGCGGCGGGCTTCGTCTTCACCAAGGCCCCCACCATCATCCGCGCCTTCGACGAGGGGGCGGTGATCAAGTCCAGGCATGGCTTCTGGCTGGCGATCCCCACGCCCGCCGCCGGCACCGGCGCCCGAGGTCGGCGCATGACGCCCGGCCTGTGGGAACAGATGCACGGGAATCGGCTCCGCTTCATCTACCGCCGCGGCGCTCCCTCGTTGCTGGTGGCCGAGAACATGCGGGCACGCACCGGCAAACGGGGCGGGTTCGGCCATGGCAGTGCCTCGGCGTTGCGCACCGGACGCGGGTTGGCCACCGTGGTGATGTTCATCCTGGTGCTGCAGGTGAGCTTGAAGAAACGCCTGGACGTGAACGCCGCCGCCGAGCGGTGGGCCGATGCCCTGCCGGGGCTGATCGTGGGGAATTGGAGGTCCTGATGCCGTCCATCCGCGAACAGATTTTCACCGCCCTGCTGGCACGGCTGGAAACGGTCCCCGATGCGACGGCCAAGCGGGAAGCCCCATTGCCGGAGACAGTGCCCGCCGGTGGGCTGATCATCCTGCGCGACGGCGATCCTGGCGACCCGGAAGTGGTGCTGTCGCCCGTCACCTATCTCTGGGAACACCAAACCGAGATCGAGGTGATCCGCCAACGCGGCCAGGACGACGACAGTGCGGCATTGGACGCCTTGCTGGTGGCGGTGGGAATCGCTTTGGCGGCTGACCGTTCCCTCGGTGGTCTGGCTGAATGGCTGGACTGGGGCGCCCCCAAGACCTCGGGCCTCGCCATCGACGGGGCTGCTTCCTTACGCGGCGCCACGGTGCCCCTCACCATCCATTACAGCAGCCCCGATCCGTTGGGCTGATCCTTTCCAATCGGAGTTTCGACATGGGCAAAACGCGCGCTTACGGCGCCGATTGCGTGCTGCTGGCCGCCTTCGAGGCGGGCTACGGCGTGCTTCCGGCCAACGGCTACACCCGGCTGTCATTCACGGAATGCAGCCTGGGGGCCGAGCGCCCCCTGGGCTACGACCCGCTGCTAGGCCAGGGCCGCGATGCCCAGGATCCCTATTACGAGGCGGTCAAGGACGAGGGCGATGTCGGCGTGCCACTCGATGTGCGGGCGCTGGGGTTCTGGCTGAAGGGCCTGTTCGGCGCACCCGCCACCACGGGCGATACCGACACCGGTTTCACCCATGTGTTCACCTCGGGCGGCACCTTGCCCAGCCTGGCGCTGGAAATCGGCCACGCCAAGCTGGCCATCCCTAAGTTCTTCCGCCATGCCGGGGCCAAGCTGGACAAGCTGTCCTTCGATATGGCCCGCTCCGGCGCCGCCAATGCCACCGTCTCGGTGATCGCCCAGGGCGAGACCGAAACCGCCGCCCCCATCGACGCCGCCCCGGCGGCCTTTCCTCTGAAACGCTTTTCCCAGGGCAGCGGCACCATCCGGATCGGCGGCGGCCAACTGGCCAACGTGGTCGGCGGCAAGCTGTCCTTCTCCAACAATCTGGAGCGGGTCGAGACCATCCGCGCCGACGGCCTGATCGACGGCGTCGACGAGACCGAGGCCACCGCCGAAGGCTCGGTGGACATCCGTTTCGGCACCGATACCACGCTCACCGCCGCCATCGCCGCCGAAAGCCCGGTGGAGATGGAATACGGCTTCACCATTCCCGCTGCCGGAGGCGGCAATTCAACAACGTCGCCCTTTGCCCTGACCTTCCATCTGCCCCGCGTCTTCCTGCCCAAGAAGAAGCAGGAGATCAAAGGCCCCGGCGGTATCCAGGCCAGCTACGACTGGCGGGCCGCCCGCGATCCGGTGGCCGGGTATCTGCTCCGCGTCACCCTGGTCAACGACGTGGCGGGGTACGGGCCATGATCCGCCTGACCATCCCCAAGGAACCCTACTGGATCGATCTGCCCCATGGCGTGCGGGTGTTCGTCCGCCCCCTGACCACGGCAGTCTACGAGGCTGCCCGGGCAAGGGGGTGGCGCATGGCCCGCGCCATTGCCGCCGAACATGCGGATCTCAAGGCGGCCGGGGCCGACATCACCGGCCTGCCGGACCTGTCCGACGAGGACGCCCTGGCCGGGCTGTCGCAGATGCTGTTCGCCCAAGGTCTGGCCCGCTCGGCCATCACCAAATGGGAGGGTGTGCTGGGGGCTGACGATCAGGCCGCCGAGATCTCCGACGCCGCTATCGCCGAGTTGATGCAGCTTCCCCGCATGGCCGAGTCCTTCGTCGTCCAATACACCGAAACCCACGAAGCGGTCATCGCCGAGGGAAACGTCTCCAGGCCCGCGCCGAATGGCACTTCGGCGGCGGGCCGGACTACTGCCGAGGCTGCGGTGGAAACTGCGACTGCCCCTACGACACCAACGCCCCCCTGACCGAAGCGGGCTGGCAGGCCTGGGAATTGCTGACCGGGGCCATCGGCGCCATTCGCATTGGCCCGCGTGGCGGCATCACCGGCCTCGACCTTCCCGCCCTGCTGATCCAGGCCGAGGCCCTGGGTTACGACCAGCCCCTGGTGGCGCGGCTGCTGCCCTTCGCCGAGCGGGGCATGGTGGCAGGGGCTGCGAAGATGCACACCGAGACCTGATTCATGGCCACCAAATCCGTCTCCATCCGCCTGTCCCTGCAGGACGGCGAAACCGTTCGTCGTGCCCTGCTGAAGCTGGGCGAGGACGGGCAGAAGGCGCTGGCCCGGATCGAAGGGGCGGCGCAGCCCGCGTCCAAGTCGCTGCTGGCCATCAACGCCGCCAGCCAGGATATCCAGGGCGGCATGGCGGCTTTCGCCTCGCGGCTCGGCCCCATCGGTTCGGTGATGATGGCGCTGGGGCCAGCTGGGCTGGCGGCAGGTGCGGCCATCGGCCTGTTCGGCAAGGCGATGGTCGACTCCACCGTCAAGATGGAGACCCTGGAAGCGCGGCTGAAGGGTCTGGTCGGCACTGCGGCCCTGGCCGAAACCACCAGCTATCTCTACGCCCAGGCCCAGAAGACCGGCACCGCCCTCGAGACGGTGATCGACGCCTATTCCCGGCTGGCGGCGCTGCAGAAGGCGGGGATCATCACCACCGGCGAATCCCGCGCTCTGCTGGAGGGCTTCCAGGCCACCGCCATCGCGCTGGGCGCCTCGTCCGGGCAGTTGGAGCAGTCGCTGTTCGGCCTCGCCCAGGGTCTGTCCTCGGGCACGCTCCGCGCCGAGGAGCTGAACCAGGTGGTCGAGCCCATGCCCGGCCTGCTGCAGGCTCTGGACCGGGCAGCCAATCTGCCATCGGGCGGCTTCCGCCAGATGGTGGCCCAGGGCAAGGTGACGGCGGACATGTTCCGCGACACCCTGATCAAGGCGCTGAAGAGCTTCGACGCCGCCGCCAGCGACAGCGCCGACACCAGCGAGCGGTCGTTCCAGCGGCTGTCCAACGCCTGGACCAACTTCACCAACGCGCCGTGGCTGCGCAAGGTGCTGTCCGGCGCTGCCAATGCCGGGACCTTCCTGCTGGAGGACGCCACGCCGGGGGACGGCAGCCTCGCCGCCCAGTTGAAGGCAGTTGAGGCCCGCATCGCCCAGGCCTCCAGCGGTTCTGCCATGGGCAAGCCGCTGGCCACCGGCTATCGCGGCACCACCACGTCGCTGCAGTTGGACAACCAGGAACTGGTCAAGCTGCGCGCCGAGCGCCAGCGCCTCCTCGATGAGATCGCCCAGGCCGACCGGCGGGCGGCCGAGGAGGAGGTCCGGGCCAAGGCCGAGCGCGACCGGGTCCGGGCAGGGCAGCGCGAGCCGGCCTATGTGGAGAAGCTGTCCGACCTGAAGTTCGAGGTGGAATGGCAGGAGCGCCTCAACGCCGCTCGCGCCGCCGGCAACGCCGAGTTCGCCCGCACCAAGGCCCAGTACGATGCCGCCAAGGGCTTCCGCCAGCTTGAGAAGGATCTGTTCCAGCAGGGTGGTGTCTACCGCACCCCGGCCAAGGAACAGGAAATCCGCGACCTGCTGGCGCGCGAGGCCCAGGCCAAGGGAACGGGCGAAATGTCCGCCCAGGCCCAGGCCGAGGTACTGGGGCTGGAGCTTCAGGCCCGTGGCCAGGAGCGCCTTGCCCTGGCCGCCCGCGAGGGTGGTCGCGCCCAGATCGACGCCGCCCGCGCCGCCAAGGTGCTGGAATTCGCCTTCAAGAACGGCGGTGTCGCCGTCGCCGCCTACGACCAAGCGCTGCGGCGCATCGACGACGCCAAGCTGCTGGAGCAGAAGAACGGCTTGCTCCGCTCGCTGGAGCAGGAATCCGCCGCCAACGACCGCCTTGCCGACGCGGCGCGGGGATCGGTGGCCGACACCCTGTTGGCGGAGCGCACCAACTGGCTGGCAGAGCAGGCCTCCAAGGGGCTGACCGACGCCAACGGTGACCTGGCCCGCTCTTACGATCAGGTGCAGAAATCCCGCGCCGAAAGCGAGGCCGCCCGTGCCATCGCCGATCTGGAGCGCGAGATCGATGCCCAGAGGCGGCTGGCCGAGGCGGTGCGCAGCGGCGACCGCGCCCGGGTCCGCGACGTCACCATCGACACCGACGTGGCCCGCTTTGCCCGCAGCCGCAAGCTGGCCGAGGACGATCCCAAGGTCGACGAATACCGGTCGGCCCGGTCACGCCAGTATGCCGAGGCGGTCAAGGACGAGGCCCAGCAGACCAATCTGGCCTACGACGCCACCCTGCGGTTCAGGGACGAGCTGGCCAAGCTCAACGAACAGCGGGCCAGTGGCGCCTTGTCGGAGGAAGCCTACGCCCGCCGCTATCAGGAACTGGAGCAGGACAAACTGGCGGCCAGCCGGGAATGGCAGGACGGCGCCATCCGAGCTGTGCGGGCCTATGTGGATGAGGCCACCAATGCCGCCGCCTCGGCCGAGCGCGCCATGAACGGCATGCTGAAATCGTCCGAGGATGCCTTCGTCCAGTGGGCGACCACCGGCAAGCTGGCGGCGGGCGACCTGTTCAACACCCTGGCCGAGGAGGCACTGCGCGCCGCCTGGCGCATGGCAGTAGTGGCGCCCTTGTTCGGCGGAGCCAGCGGCGGCCTGTTCGGCGGCCTGATCGCCGGCATCGGCAGCTTCTTCTCCGGCGGGGGCGCCAGCAGCGGCGGCTCGGTCCCGGTGCCCGACACCGGCGCCTTCGCCATCGCCCATACCGGTGGCCTGGTCGGCCTCGACCGCCTCCAGACCCGCTCGTACAACCCCGCCGTCTTCGCCAATGCGCCCAAGTATCACGGTGGCGGTTTGGTAGCCGGCGAACGCCCCATCGTTGCCCGCGTCGGCGAGGGCGTGTTCACGCCGCGGCAGATGGACAATGCCGACCGCCTGCTGGGCGCGGCCCTGTCCCGGCCGGCAGCAGCGGTCAACGTGCAGGTCACCGTCCATAACAATGCCGCCGGCACCGAGGCCAAGGCCCAGTGGTCGCAGGGAGCGGACGGCAACGTCCAGGTCGATGTCTTCGTCGAGGAAATCGAGAACCGCCTCAACCGCCGCATCGGCCGCGGCGAGGGCATGGCGCCGGTGCTGGAGCATCGCTATGGCCTCAATCCGGCGGCCGGAGCCTACCGATGACCACCACCATCTCCTGGCCCGCCCGGCTGCCGCGTCCCACCTATGACGGTTACGCCCTCGAACCCCAGGACGCCACCTCGCGCACCGACATGGAGGCGGGGCCGGCGCGGCAGCGGCGCCGCTTCACCGGCACGCCCACCCGCATCCCGGTGCGCTGGCGGATGTCCCAGATCGAGTTTGCCACCTTCGAGGCATGGTTCCGCCTCAAGCTGGCCGACGGTGCCGAATGGTTCGCGGTCGACCTGCTGAGCGGGATCGGCGTCGCCGGTCACGAGGCTCGCTTTCCTGGCCAGAGCGGCAGCCCCTACCGGGCGGTGCCCGGCCGGAGCGGCTCCTGGATCGTCACCTCGGTGCTGGAAATTCGCGAGCGCCCCATGTTCGACGAGGGAGCGCTGGACATCCTGCTGGCCGAGGACGTGGTCGCTCTCTTCGCCAACATCCAGACCCTCCATACCACCCTGCATGTCGGCTTGTCCGTCAGCATTCGCTGGTGATCGCCCATGACCCTGCAAACCAATCTCGCCGCTGCCGTCGCCCAGGTGACCGCGGACAGCACCCTGCTGCACAAGGTGGTGCATGGCCCCGCCAGTGGAACCGAGTGCCAGGTCGTCACCGAGGGCGGGGTCGTCAAGACGGTGGCCAAGGCCATCGCCGATATCGACACCCAGCTTCAGTCCGGTCTGGAAACGCTGGACCAGAAGGTTGCCGCGGCGGCGGCCAGCGCGGCTGTCGCCGTCCGCAGCGCCGATACGGCGGCGACGAGCGAGGCGGCTATCGCGGCCAATGCTCAGGCCGCCAGCCTGTCGGAAACAAATGCCGCCGCCAGTGCATTATCCGCATCTGGCAGTGCCGCCGCAGCCAATACCAGCGCGGACGTGGCGCAGGCTTCCCGGCAAGCGGCGGAAAACGCCGCCGCCCAGGCGGAGCAGTCCCGGATCGCCACCACGGCGGCGGAGGCCGTCACTTCGCAGGCAGCGACGGATGCCGGTGCTTCGGCAGCGGCGGCCAATGCCTCGGCCATCGCGGCTGGTGCCAGCGAAACTACCGCCCAGGCGAGCGCGGAGGCGGCGGGTCTGTCCGAACAGCAAGCGGCCGAATCCTCGGCTGTGGCAGTAGCCGCCGAGGCCAGTGCCTCCGCGTCGGCGGCCCAGGCCCGCGCCTCGGAAGCCGCCGCCGCAGGCTCGGCCACGGCGGCGGCGCAGTCGGAGGCCATGAGCACCATTCGGGCCGGACAAGCCGAGAGCTTCGCCGTCGCGGCCGAAGCGGCGGCCACCATCGTCGCCGAGGCGACGGGGCTGGATCTGCCGACGCTGATCGTTTCCGCCCGCAGGGGCTCGGACTACCGGACGCTCGGCATCGAACTGTTCTGAAGGGAAGGCCCATGACCACCCTTGCCCATTACCTGACGGTCAAGGCCGCCCAGGACAACGCCTTCGCCACCATCTCGGCCAAGCTCGACGACCCCAACCTGCGGATGGACGATTTCGCCCTGATGGTGAAGGCCATCGAGCTGATCGAGACCGTCCAGGACACGGATTCCTTCAATGCCCTGCTGCGCAAGGTGGTCGCCAAGGCTGCCGGGTTTTACGCCCCGAACTTAAGCGGCGAGGACATCCTCATGCTCACCCGGGCCTCCCGGCTGGGCGACATCCCCCATGGCGGGGAAGAGCGATGGCAACTGCTCAATCGCGACGACCGGAACATGGATGTCACCGGCGCCGTGATGGTCGGTGAACGAAGCCTGGAATCCTTCGGCGATTGCGTCCTCGAAACCTTCTACGCGGAGACCTGATTCCATGCCCCTGACCATCCCCCCGATCCCCAATGCCGCTCCCTTCGCGGCGTTCTCCGACAATGTCGGCATCTTCAGCAATTCCAAGGCCCGCGACATTCCGGCCCGGCTCAATGCCATCGCCCAGGCGCTGAAGGACCACATCAATACGCTCTGGCTGGCCACGGCCACCGGCTTCATCAATGGCACGGTGATCGCCGGCCTGAACGCCGCCATCGCCAAGATCGAGACCTTCTCCAACGGGATCGAAACCCGCATCAACGATCAGATGGCCGAATTTCAGGTCAATCTTGCCAGTTACCTGGGCACCGGCGCCGGCTATTCGGTCAATGCCGCCAATGCCGCCCTGTTCACCGGGGCCATCGTCGCGGGCGATGTCGTCTACGACGTTGCCGGTCGGGCGGTCTCCATCCGCCAGGGGCCGCGCCTGATCAGCGGCATCACCTACAACGACGACGGCACCATGGCGGGCTACGCCGAAGAGCTGACCCTCGGCGGCATCACCTATTCCCGCGCCTTCACCTTCAGCTACACGCCCGACGGCCAACTCGCCGCCGTTACGGAGGTTTGACGATGGATATCCTGACCTTCAACGCGCTGAAACAGCACCAGCGCCACCTTGATCGCGATCTTCTCGATCCCTGGAAGCGCCCGGCCTTCGCCGTGGTGACCATGAGCAGTTCGGCGCCCTGGGGCACGGTGGTCTACAACCACTACCTCCAGGAGCTTTGCCGCCAGCACTACAATGACAGCGGCTACATGCAGGGCAGCACCAGCAGCATGGGCACCGAGTTCTTCAACAACTGGTATTCCTACGGCCAGACCAACTCCAACATCAGCTCGACCGACACCTCCTATGGTGACGGCACCGCCCGCTGCGGTCATCTCGGCCATATCGCCCTTGGCGTTGGCCCCGACGGCTCGATGATCGGCCGCCCCAGCCCCTATGCCGGCACGGCGCTGAGGAATGTCGGTGTCTGGGTCAACAACAAGACCAACAAGAACCTCGCCCTGTTCATGGAGAACCAGTATGCGGGCGTGGCGCCGCGCGCCATCGCCCCTGGCCGCCTGACCGGCACCGAGGGTTGGCATCTGGCCTGGACCAACACCAAGTTCTACGCCCAGAACAATTTCGGCACCTACAACAAGTACGGGATGATCGGCTACAACGAGAAAACCGGCACGCTGGTCATCAACGAGAACAGGAATGGCGGCACCTCCATGCGGCTGCACGTCTATTCCAACGTCCCGCCGTTCGACATCGCCGCCAGCAACCGCCACGCCTGGTTCAATGGCCTCGACGAGACCAAGCACACCGTCTACGACTGGACGGCCAATTCGGCGGGGTACGCCGAGAGCCTGTATCGCGGCATCGTCATTCCCTGCGACGACGGCAAGATCATCATCGTGCGGATGGAACCCAGCAATTACTGCATGCTGGACCGCTTCACGCCGAACGGCGCCGGGGGCTACACCAAGGAAGCCACCCACACCCTGAGCACGACCACCACCTACGGCATGGAATCCGGGGATCGCAACGGCATCCGCTTCCAGATCTCCAACGACGGCAAATACGTCATCTGCTACCAGCCCTATTACTACTATGGCGCTGGCGCCGAGGTGTTCCTGATCCGGGTGTCGGACGGGAAGTACGCCTTCCTGCAATACCAAGATTCCAGCTATGGGCGGTCGTTCGCGCCCATCCGCGATAGCGACTTCATGGTCTCGTACAGCCCGAATTCGGACAGCGGCTACGGCATCTACATGTCGCACATCGACACCCGGACGGTGTTCCAGGCCATCGCCGACAAGGGCGACATGAGCTCCAAGGTGCCGGGCTTCAACGTCTACATCTTCGACAGCGCCTATCACTCGACCAACTACCCCTACATCGTTCCGATCATCGGAGGGAATTGATCATGGCCGCCAAAATCAGCTTCCCCCACGGCAATGACTGGGGCGTCATCGGTCCCGAGGGCGACCACGATCTGCCGGTGGACTCGACCTTGGGCCACCGCTTCCATCTCGTCGACGGCGAGGTCGTCGACCGCTATGACGGCGCCACCGACGACGAGGTCCGCGAGATTGATGCCGCGCGCGTCGTCGAGCGGCAGGCCGAGGAACTCCAGGCGGCCAGAACCGCCCTGGTTCGACGGGTCAAAGGGGAAGCGGCGCAGAGGATCGCCGCTCTCGACTGGAAGGTCGAACGCGCCCGCGAGCGGGATGCCCTGAACGGCACGACGACCCTCCAGGACGTCTATACCGAGCGCGAGCTCATTCGGATGGCGAGCAACGAGGCCGAAGCCGCCATCGCCAAACTCGCCTCCCCGGAAGAGATCCTGGCCTTCTCCTGGTAGGGAACGATCCGTCATGACTGAACAATCACCCGAGGTCTGGGCCGGCGTCGCCACCCAGTATGTCGGCGCCTGGGGCAGTGCCGCACCCGTCGTCCAAATCGCTGCCATCATCGCCGTGGTGATCGTGGTGGCGATCCTGGCCTGGGCTTGGTCGCGGCGGCGGGAACTGCCGGAGTCCTCCGGTGTCCCTGTCGAAGCCTTTGCCCATGTGGTCGAGGAGCAGGCTCGCCAGACCGAGGCGCTACGCTCAGCGGTCGAAGGGCTGTCCGAGATCGTCCACCAGATCCGCCTGCTGCTGGAAGCCCGCACCCTGTGCCCCTATGGCGAGGACCGGCGGGATGCCTGATCCGCGCTTAAGCCAGGCGTTGCGCGAGGCCTATGCCGCCGCACCCGCCGACACCGTCATCCTGCACACCCTGGAAATCTGGCACCCGACCTTCACCGAACCGATCCGGGTGGTCCGCGACCATGCCGACCTCACCGCCCGGCTGGAGGCGGGGGCGGCGCGGGACGGGGGGCAAAGGGTCACCTTCATCGCGCTGACCTTCGATCTTGACCTGCCGCCGGTGGACACCGGGCCGGTCCCCGAGATCGCCGTCACCCTCGACAATGTCGGCCGCGAGCTCTCGGATGCGCTCGAGGCCGCCGCCATCAGCCAGGACCGGATCGAGGTCATCTATCGGCCCTTCCTCTCCACCGACCTGGAGGGGCCTCACATGGACCCGCCCATCACCCTGACTCTGGCCGAGGTCGAGGCCGACACCCTGCGTGTCACCTGCCGAGCCCGCATGCTCGACGCCGGCAACAAATCGTTCCCCTCCATCACCTATACCGCCCAGCGGTTTCCCGGTCTGGCGCGGTGAGGTGATTGCGGGCTGCCGCCCGCGCCCGCCTGGAGGATCGCCTCCAGACCTCCGTTCCATTCGAGGTGCTTAATGCATTGGGCTGCCGCCTATATCGGCCTGCCATGGTCCGCCCACGGCAGCGGGCCGGACGCGTTCAATTGCTGGGAATTCGTCCGGGTGGTGCAGGACCGCCACTTTGGCCGCGTCCTGCCCGACATCGCCAATCCCGAGGACATGCTGGCCATGGGGCGTACCTTCCGCGACCACCCGGAACGTCGGCGTTGGGCCAAAGTCGTCGATTCCCTGGAAGGCGATTGCGTCCTGCTGCGCCGGTCCCGCCATCCCATCCATGTCGGCATCTGGCTCGACGTCGATGGCGGCGGTGTCCTGCATTGCAGCCAGGAGTCCGGCGTGGTGTTCCAACGCCCCGACGCGCTCCGCCTCAACGGCTGGGCGGTCGAGGGCTTCTACCGGTATTCGCCGTGAGCGCGTCCGTTGTCATCGTCGCCAACCCGTTCGAGCCGGTGGCCAGCCGCTCGGTCCATGCCGTGGCCTCTGGAATCACCGTCGGAGCCTTGCTGCTCGACTGCGGCATCGGTGAGGACCGCTGGGACGATGGCCCGGAAATCCGCATCGGCGGGTCTTCGGTGCCGCCGGAGGTGTTCACCGTCCGCGTCATCGGCGAGGGCGACATCGTCTCGGTGATTCGCTGGCCGCAGGGAGGCGGCGGAGGAGGTGGGGGCGGCAAGAACCCCCTGCGGATCGTGCTGACCATCGCGGTGATGGTGGCCGCCATCTATCTCGGGCCAATGGCGGCGGTCGCCATGGGCTACACGGCCACCGGCACCGCCGCGGCGATGGCCACCGCCGGCATCGCCATGGTCGGCTCGGTGCTGATCAACACCGTGATCCCGGCGCCCAAGCCGTCGATGCCCTCGCTCAACTGGGGAGGCAGCGGCAGCGCGCCGGCTCCCAGTCCGACCTATTCGCTCCAGGCCCAGGGCAACCAGGGGCGACTGGGCCAGCCGATCCCGGTGATCTATGGCCGCCACCTGATCTTCCCCGACCTCGCCGCGGAGCCCTACCAGGATTACGTCGGCGGTGAGCAGTACCTGTATCAGCTCCATGTCATCGGCCAGGGCGAGTATGCGGTCGAACAGATCCGCATCGAGGACACCCCCATCGCCTCCTTCGAGGAGGTGCAGACCCAGATCGTCCCGCCCGGTGGCGAGGTGACGCTGTTCGAGCCCGACGTCATCACCGCCGCCGAGATCGCCGGCCAGGAACTGGTCGCCCCCAATCTGGTGGCCTCCGGCGACGACGGATATATCGGCCCGTTCACCGCCAATCCGGTGGACACGTCCGCGGGGGCGCTGGGCATCGACGTGGTGATGCCGCGCGGCCTCTATTACGCCAATGACGGCGGCAGCCTCGATACCCGCACCGTCCAATGGCAGGTCGAGGTGCGCGCCATCGGTGCCGATGGCGAGGCTCTTGCCGGCTGGTTGGTGCTGGCGACCGAATCCCACACCGCCGCCACCAATACCGCCATCCGCCTGTCTTTCCGCTATGCGGTGCCGACCGGGCGCTACGAGGTCCGCCTCAGACGCCTCGACACCAAGGACACCGCCGAGCGGGCCGGGCATGAGTTCCGCTGGGCCGCGCTGCGCGCCTACCTTGTCGGCCAGCCCGATTTCGGCGCCGTTACCCTGCTGGCGGTAAAGATGCGGGCCACCGACAATCTGTCGCAACGATCCAGCCGCATGGTCAACGTCATCGCCACCCGCAAGCTGCCGGTGTGGTCGGCTGATGGCGGGTGGTCGGCACCCCAACCAACCCGCTCCATCGCCTGGGCCTTCGCCGACGCCTGCAAGGCGCAGTACGGCGGCAAGCTGGCTGATGCCCGCATCGACCTGAAGGCGCTGCTGGCCCTGGATGCCATCTGGACCGCCCGAGGCGACAGTTTCGACGCGGTGTTCGACACCAGCATGACGGTGTGGGAGGCGCTGACCCGTATCGCCCGCTGTGGCCGCGCCGTGCCCATTCAGCAGGGCGGCATTGTCCGCATCATCCGCGACCAGCCCCAGGCCATCCCCGTGGCGCTGTTCGGGCCGCGCAACATCGTCAAAGGCTCGTTCAAGATCAAATACGTCATGCCGGGCGAGGACACCGCCGACGCGGTGACGGTGGAGTATTTCTCGTCCCGCACCTGGAAGCCCGACGAGGTCACCGCCAAGCTGGACGATTCCTCCGGCGACAATCCGGCCAAGGTCAATCTGTTCGGCTGCACCGCCAAGGACCACGCCCAGCGGGAAGGCCTCTACATCGCCGCCAATAACCGCTACCGCCGCCGCCTTGTGACCTTCCGCACCGAGTTGGAAGGGATGATCCCCACCTATGGCGATCTCGTCGCCATCACCCACGACATGCCCCGCTGGGGGCAAGGCGGCGAGGTGATCGACTGGCGGGCCGAATCCGCCAAGCCGCCCTGGACGGGGGCGGTTCTGGTGCTGTCCGAACCGCTGACCTGGACCGAGGGCGCCAGCCATTACCTGGCGCTGCGCCGGCGCGACGGCAGCCTCGCCGGGCCGTTCCGGGTCGAGCCGGTGGCCGATGCGCCCACCATGGTGCGTCTCGCCGATCCCCTGACCGTCATCCCCTACACCGGCGGCTCCGAGGAGCGGACCTACTTCAGCTTCGGCCCCGGCCAGGCCTGGGCGCAAGCCGCCCGTGTCCTCGCCATCCGTCCCCGCGCCGAGCAGGTGGAGATCACCGCCGTCGCCGAAGATTCCCGCGTCCATATCAACTGACCGAGGTTCCCATGCTGTCTGTCGACATCCTGCGTGCCGCCCTGCCGGCGGCGCGGTCCACCGATATTGCCCGCTTCGCCACCCCTTTGACGGAGGCTTGCGCCGAATGGGGCATCGACACGCCGCTGCGATTGGCCGCTTTCCTCGCCCAGATCGCCCATGAGAGCGGGCAGTTGCGCCTTCTGGCAGAGAACCTGAACTACTCCGCCGAGGCGCTGCTGCGGATCTTTCCCCGCCACTTCGACGCAGGCCAAGCCGCCGCCTACGCCCGCCAGCCCGAACGCATCGGCTCCAGGGTCTACGCCAACCGCATGGGCAATGGCGACGAGGCCGGCGGCGACGGCTGGCGCTATCGCGGGCGGGGCCTGATCCAGGTGACCGGCCACGACAATTACGCCGCCTGCGGCACCGCCCTCGGCGTCGACCTGATCGCCCAGCCCGAGCTGCTGGAGCAGCCCGGTTCCGCCGCCCGCTCGGCCGGATGGTTCTGGCACCGCCACGATCTCAACCGCCTCGCCGACGCCCGCGACATCGCCACCATCACCCGGCGCATCAACGGCGGTCTCACCGGTCTCGACGACCGCAAGGCCTGCTACGCCCATGCCTGCGCTGCCCTGGAGGTCTCCCATGAACCTGCTTGATCTCCTCGGCGATGCCGCCGCCATCGCCGCCAACCCGGTCTCCGGTCTCGCCAAGGTGGCCTTGGACGTGGCTCCCGATATCGCCGGCCTGTTCGGTGACGATGCCGAGAAGGCGGTAGGCAAGCTGGCCGACACCGTCCGCGCCATCACCGGTACCGACGATCCCGACAAGGCCCGCGAAGCGCTGGCCGATCCCAACCTCGTCTTCCAGCTTCGCTCCCAAGCGCAAGTATTCGCTCACGAAGAGCGCATGCAGCAGATGGCCGGCGCCATCACCACGCTCACCGCCACCCTGGCCGACCGCCAGGACGCCCGCGCCCGCGACGCCGAGTTCATCAAGGCCGGGCGCAGTAATGTCCGCGCCAACGTCCTGCTGGTGACGGCGGGAGCAGGCATCGTCGGCGGCATCGCCTTCATGGTATTCGGCCACGTCGATGGCAACACCGCCGTCGGAGGCTGCATCATCTCGGTGGTGACCCTGCTGGCCGGCAAGTTCGCCACCGCCTTCGATTTCGAGTTCGGCGGATCGGCGGATTCCGAGCAGACCCGCACCCTGCTGGCGCAGGCGCCGCCTATCGGCAAATAGAACAGATCGAATTTCGCATTGACGCGGCCGACCGGGGGAAACCCTGGTCGGCCGCTTTTTTGCGTTCTGGTGGGCGCAGGGGATCTGCGCTTCCACCGCCCCTGTCACGCCAGCGCCTGACTGTTGAGGGCGATGCGCCACTGCCGACGACAGCTCATTCCACCGGCAGCCAAATCCTGAAACACTGTCAGAAAGCGCTTCCGTGCTGTCGGAGCATCCCAGGGGTCAATATCAACGTCGGGCGCGGGGCGACGGAAGCCGAAGACCTGTCGGGCCTCGGCTTCGGTAAAGCCAGCGAGATGAATGGCCTCGATGAAGGCGGCAAGCCTGTCGGCGCGGTCGATCATCTCTCGCCATTCCTGCGGCAACAGAGCCGGCAGCCCGAACGCCAAGTGAATGGTTCGGGCCAGGCGAGCCTCCAGTTCCACATAGGCGGGACCGATCGCTCTCTTGAACGGGGTGACCAGATCGGATGTCACGAATTCGGGACCGTCGTGAAGCAGGGCGGCAAGCAGGCAGGGGGCCGGCGCCGACGGCGTCTCTGTGGCGACCAATTCCGCGACCAGGATCGAATGCTGAGCGACAGAATAGCCGTGTTCGCCGTGAGTTTGGCCATTCCATCGGTTAAGGCGGGCCAACCCAAGGGCGATGTCGTCGATTTCGATGTCCAGCGGCGAGGGATCAATGATGTCAAGGCGCCGACCTGAGAGCATTCGTTGCCATGCACGGCCGCCGATTTCGCTCAT